GCTCAGCGCACCCCCGTGCAAAATCAAACCCCCTAGAGGGACCCAAAGCCCCCTGTTTGATCGTTGCACCGAGGTGCACCAGCGTCCACGCTGAGCCCTGAGCCCATGCTCATGCCTGACCTAATGACCATGCATGACGCCTAGTCCCATAGCACCAGCACACGTGCACACCCCTAGTCCATGGCATGGGGCAACCCACAAACAACAAAGCCCATGCACACCCCTAGACGGGCGCACATGGGCAAAAGAAAAGGCCCCATGTAGGGGCCTTAGGTAAGAAGTAATTCCGGGTTTAAGGGGGCTTGCTTCGGGCTTGCTTGAGCCTGTGCAGCATGTCGCCCACATCCTCGGCCAATGGGGCCACGATGCACCCAGCAAGCCCCCATATCAGGGCATGCGCTAGGCCCTCCCCGCTATGGCCCGTGACGTGAAGCCATAGCCCCCATGTGAGGCCATAGCCTGAGGCCAGCACGCCTAGCAGGATGCGCACCCATGCGAACAATAGACGTGTTGTCATGGCTTATCGCCCATTCTTGCGCTTAGGTTCAATCGAATAGGCAATTAGTTTGCCGCCTGCTTTGACCATGTACACCCCAAGCCCATGTTTGTGGAGACATGCATGGGCGGAAAGGTGATTTGATTGGGGTGAGATAATCACCGGGCCGTGGGCTTTGACATGGGCGGCGGTTGCCTCCCAATCCGGTGTTTCAATCTTCGGAACTTCGAAGAATGACAAATGCAAGGCTTGATTGTTCATGATTAAAACCCCTGAGGCTTGATGATGACTGAATGCCCGAGGGCCTTTTGTGCAGCGGCATAAAGGCGCGCACCTGTACGGGTTTCGAAACGCTCGGCGAATCGACCCGAAACGAACACCAGAAAGAATGCGGGTTTTGCCATGGTCAACCTTTCACATGGGCATTGAACGCGCGGGCAGCCTGCTTTGCATCGTTCAGGTAGAGGAAGTTAACGACATCATCGGCAGTTTTGAATTGCCGAAGCCTTTTAACGGATTCATCGGACAACATCCAGCCCGAAGAAAAACCATTAGAAACTTCCCACGCGTGCCAATGTTCGAATTCGAAGTGTGAAACCGGGCGATGAGAAAAAGGCGCAACAGGTTTTACCATGGTTAGAACCCCTGATTTTCTTTTATCAAATTCTTTTCGACCAGATCCGCCCAGCACCCTACGCGCATATGTAAGCCGCTGAAAATGACGGTACTGGCGTAACTTTCCCCGGTGTTGCAGTAATAAATGTGCTCCCCGTTTCGTTTGTGTTGCCCGAGGTACTCAACACCGAAGGTGCGCAAAACCTTATCAATTTGGCTTCGCGCTTCGCTGCGAGAATTGACCGTTTGCCAGATTTTCCGAATCTGTTTTGCGTCATCCTCAGTCACATCCTTGATTGACGTCAGAGACTTGACGCTGGCGCATGTACGCATTGAAATATGGTATTTCACGACGCGCTCCCCACTGTGTGCCAAGTTACAAAACAAATCTGATTCATGCCACGGGGTCGAATCGTGATTTGATCGCCCGATGGGTCGGTGTCGCACCGATGGCCATTCCAGCCAATCAGGTGTTTTACATGACGGACAATTGCAAGGTCTGACTTACCATCAAGGCCCCGCACCTCATGACGTTTAACCCATGAATAATTGGCTTCACCTGAAAACGTGTCGGTGACTTCCACGTAAACAATCAATTCTGTAGACATGGCTTAATATTCCTTCCATGTTTTACCGGCGCCCATGGGTTTATCGGTTTTGCCGTCATATTCCATGCATTCGGCATAAACAGGCGGATCGTTAACAAAGCGAACCCGGTAATAATCATCATCGTGGTTCGGGTCAATCGACGCGTACAGATTGACAGCATGCGGGGCGTCCTCGTTGCCCTGCAAAACAAACGCGTGGAATCGTTCGTATTTGAAAGGGAGGGGCACGCCTTTAAGGTGCGTTTCCATGAGCCATTGCACATCATCCGGCTCATTCATGAATGCGACTCGCATGGCTCAACCCTCCCGATTCACAAGATGCAAGCCGGAGCGATACGAAACCCGGCTAAAGGTTTCACCTTTGCACAGTTTGTAGGCGTCAAACCCGTGGCGTTTGGCCCATGCCTTAGCGTGCCAATGGTGACACCATGCGGATTCCCTCCCGTCAATGATCAAAACGGATCGGTCCCCGCATGCTTCGATCAATTGCCCCGACACCGGGGATTTTTGCCAGAATTCGACAAAGTACATTTTCTGTCCTAACAGATATTCGGCTATTCCCGGCCGGTTTCGGGTTTGGTGACTACACCCCATAACGCACCCCTGAGGGATGCGCTAGGCGGGTTTAGTCGCCCGTGGTCAGATCGTGCAGGCTCAGCAGGTGCAACAGCGTGTCCCGATGTTCAATGATCTTTTCGACGATCCTCAATCGTTCACGCGTGCACAAACCCATCGTGTTTAGGATGTTTGCTTCAACAAACGCGCCGATGACATCCTCTTCAAAACTCTTCGCCTTTTCGAGCGAATCGAATTGCTTTCCGTCGATGACGTAAACCGTTTTCTCGGTGATTTTCATGGCGTCAATTCCTCAATGGTAAAGAATGGCGGCTTTTCCGTGGTGTGCGAGAGAATCCAGTTTTCCGGCACATCAAGGCGTACACCAATGCGGCATTGATCACAATAATTCTCGGGGTGAGAGAGTTTTAGTGTTTCGTCGATACGTTCGAAACATTCGACCGTGCCCGGGCCATATTTTGTATTGACACGTTGTCCGATGTTCATAGTCGACCCCTCACAAACTTTCTTTCTTAAGCGCATAACCGCCATCGTTGTCCCACCCCGATGTAGCCCCGTTTCGACCACGGAAAACAAACCCCTTTTGTCGGGCGTTCTCTGCTTTTTTGGATGTGAGGGGTCGAATCTTGCGCCCCATGGGGTCTGTGCCCTCATTGCCGAAACCCTCAGGGAAAAGGGCACGCCCGAGCGAATAGACACCCGAGAAAGCCATATCCATCCCGCATCCGCCAAACACAAGCCCGGGGCCTTTTGCTTCACGGATGGCGCACGCGTCAGACATGAGGGCGTCAATGTTGCGCATGTACGGGCGTCCGGTTTCATCGATCAAGGCCACATAAAACGAAATGGTTCGCGACATGCCCGAGGATGAAACCGAGCGGACCATGGAATAAACCGTGTCCCCGGGCTTGATGAATTCGCGCAGTTTTTCCCGTGCGTATGCCTGACGTGCGGCATAACCCTTATCACCAGACCCGAGGTTTTCGCAGTCGTTGTGATACTCCGGGTTTGACGTGGCGAACACTTCGCCATAAGGGGAGCGCATGTAAACTTTTTTCATGGTGTCTGTCCTAACAGAGTGATTCACGGGGCAACGTGCGCCCGTGGTGTGGTGGAAATTAGTTCGCGTGGTTCCGGCCGTTACCGTTTGTGGAATCACTTCCCAAACAGCAGACCCAGCAAGCCCCCGCGCTTGACCTTGACGGGGCGCACGATGCGACGGGGCGACGGGCTAAGGGTCTGAGCCCATGCCGCCCGGGTTTGGGCCATGGCGCTCAGGGCTTGGTTTGCTTGGTGTTCGTTGCGCATGGGGTGATGTCCTGAGGGTGTGAGGGGTTAGCAGTTTTCGTTGTAGCCCGTTTCCATCTCTTCCACCTCTTCGGCATCCATGCCCAGGGCTTGCGAGACCTTGAAAACGGCGTCCGGGTATTCGACGCCCGAATCGATGACCATTTGCAGAACTTCCCAGTTGCTGTTACCTGCGTTGCTGGCTTCGCGAATTTGTTGATTGTTCATGGTGTCGGGTCCGTTGTTCGTTGCGATGAATGAACTGTAATGATAGATGCCACGTCTGTCAACACCCTAAATTGTAAAGATGTGTATCAGACGGGCGGTCTAACGTTCAGCCCCTGAGCACGCCACCCCGTGACCCCGCTATCAGGCCGCGCTCCCGGGAAGCGTGCGCGCCTATACGTGTGTACGGGCGCACCCCTGCACCCACGTACGCGCACACCGTCTAGCCGACTCACCCCGGCCCCACGGTCAAACCCCGTTCTTACTTTGTGCCCCTGGCCGGTTCCTAAATTTTCTGCGTTGCCAGTGGGCAAATTCGGCCAAGGCCCACCACGGCCCACCGCAGAAAGCTCAACTCCACACCTGCCCTTACTTTGTGACCCTGGCCCGTTCCAAAAGTTTTTACATCTTCACCGGGTAAATTCTTGGTTGAGGGTGTTGACAGACGCACCGTCTACGCTATGATCGGCGATGTATTCACTGAATATATCGACGAAAGGCAACACCATGGCCCTCAGCACCACTCCCTTCTGGGTTCAATCCATCCTCCGCTTCGGCGACGAAGTGCGTCTCAACATGGTAGGCATGCTCGTGCAGCCTGATTCCCTGGAGGCAGGCATGACCGTCTACCTGACCACCACCAAGCCCGCATGCCCGCGCACCAGCGACATGCAAGACCTCGTTGACCGCTGCGAGGCCAAGGTCAAGCCACCTGAAAAGGGTTGGCGCAAGGTCATGCGCAACGACATCTGCCATGTCATCGACGAGAACGACAACACCGTGGCCATGATCCCCGCCACTTGGTGGCTCATAGCTCAGACTGATGAAGAGCGTGCGGCCGAACTGCGCCAGCGTCGCGAGGCTTACTTCACCAACTGTCCGCTCTTGGTCAACGCCAAGCGCATGTTTGATCTGCTCGAAGAGATCGCCGATGCGCCTTATGCAACACAAGACGGCCAGAGCAATGCACGCAACTTGATCACACAGATCAAGACCCAGCAATGGCGACTGGAGCAACCCACCCAGGGTTGATGCCTCTTCCAGAACACGTACCACCCTTTTCTACCCGTACCACCATGAGCACCACCAACCCAATGAACGAACGCCTGCGCACGATCCAGGCGAACATCAGCGAACAGATCAACCAAGACCTTGTCGGTCTGCACGCTGTCGAGCACTACCCAACTCACAGTGCTGACGACGATGACGACAAGCGCAAGGGCTTCAAGAAGTGCATTGCCGAGTTGCGCGAGATCCGCAACCGCATCGAGCACATTTTCACCGGGGCAGAAGCATGATCATCGACCCCTCCCTGGCCGAGAAGGCCAATCTCTTGAAGCTCATCAAGACCCGACAGCAATATCTTCACAGGCGTGCGGATTCGAAGCGCAGGCGCGGCTTCTACGAAGACGCGAACTACCTCGACAAAGAGATTCGCAGCTTTGATGAGAAGGTCATTCGCTGGATTTCTCGAATCTTCGAAGACCGCACCACTCGCACCGAGGCCCTCGAAATCATCGGCATGTCTGCCCGCCGCCTTGCCCTGCTTGGCCCCGTCAAAACTCACACCTGATCACCATGACCACCCTCCCCCACCTCATCAGCCTCGGCACCATGGAGCGGCAAACCGGCCTGACCTCGCTCGGCGTGTCGATGGTCAACAGGTTCGTCCCTTACTTCGATCTTGAGACTGCTCCGTGCCCGTGGTTCGTTTGCACGTCTCAAAGCATGGTCGCTTGGACCGTGCAACATCGAGCCTTGCAACAAGACAAAGCTGTCACGGCAGACGATGTGATCGAAGGACGAGGCGGCAAGGTCTTCCGGCCAGTGAGTCTCGTGGTCATCGACGACTGCGACGAGTACAAGCTCTTCAAGCTGCGTCAACTCGTCGCCGCCATCACCCATCGCATGCAGACCGTTCAGGCGCCCTGCCAGATCGTGCTCCTGCGCAACCCGTTCAGCGTCAAGGACTTGTTCTGAGACATTCTCCCTATCGACCCACCGAAAGACTAAAGACCATGAGCAACGAAGAACAAACTCCCATGCCCTCGATCCGCGAGCAACTGGTCAACCTTGATGTCGGTCAGACCTTCAGCGTGGCCAAGCAGATCGACCCGTCCGAACTGCACACGCTCAACGAGGTCAAGAAGAACCTGCGCCAGCACTACAGCCCGCCGATCAAGCGTGCGAGCGATTCCTCTGGCCAGGGCTACATCATCGAGACGACCGAACTGATCACGGCCACCGGCAACATCTTCGTTGTCACCCTGATCACCCGCACGTCGTGAACTGACTTCCAACTTTCTTCTCTCGACCCCTTGTCGGTGTCAGATTTCTCGTCTACACTTCTTTCCACATTTGGTTGATTGTTGACCCCGGCCCTTACTTCACACCCCTGGCCGGTTCTACAGATTCACAGGAGCACCCGATGCAACTCACCCCCGAACAAACTGCGCTGCTCGACAGCACGACCGTCGACCAACACACGATGGAGGCGCACGTATATCTTCTCAAGGACAAGTTGGGCGTGGGTGATGCCAAAACTGTCATGGAGGTCTATGGTGGCAGGTCCAAGTTGATGGACATCCCACCTGAGAAGTACAAAGCTGTCATCGATGCTTGTAAGAACCTGCTCAGGCAACAACTGAACAATCCAGACAAACCTGCCGAAGACGACCAGCGTGCCAAACCCAAGCCCGGTCGCAACGCCATCTCTGCGGCAATCGCTCGCAACAGCGAGACGGTGCAGACAAAAACCGTCAAGGCTAGGATCGCCATTGGAGACATCGAAGTTCTGCTGATCGAACTGTTCGATCTTCCCTTCGGCACGAAGTTCGACTGGTGCTACAGCGAATCGCAAGAACGCCTCCTGCACTTGCTCATCGAGCACGTCGAACAAGTGAAGCTGGGATGAACAACCAAACCCCGCCTCAACGCAATCCCGGACCACCGATCATGACCATCTCCAGCATCACCGACTTCAACAGCCCGGCCCGTCGCCACAGCGACTCCCACGCACGCGACATCGAACACGCCTCTCGCAACGTGGCCCAAGCCGAAGGCCCCACCTCACCGCTGTGGCAAGAGTTGCAGCGCATCGACAGCCACCGTCGTCAGGGCCGGGTCATCCAGATCACCATGCTCTACAAGGTGCACGGCCATCGCTTCCACCAGATCGAGTGGGTCGAAAAGGAGAGTCCGTACGCCGATGCCACGGGCTACCTGTTCCCTGAACACAAGCCCAACGTGGACACCAAGTCCCTCAACCGACTGGCCTGGACCGCGCTGTTCACCGGCTTCGCGATTGGCCTGACCACCGCAGTCGCGTTCTACCCGATTCTCATGCGCTGACCCTCCACATCCGGTTCTCCCCTCCACCTGTTCAACGGACAAACCATCATGAAGAAGCTCAAGTTCCCCGCGTTCATCCCCTACCTCGCATCGCAAGCCGTCTTCGACTGGCTCAAGGCTGACAGCAATGTTCAGGTCGAAGACGAACTCACCGACGTGTGGGGCAGCAAGGACCCATCGCCCACTTCCTGGCGCTCGCAGGGCCTGATCGCGCCCGTGGGTGACGACCTGATCTATCAGATCGAGGCCGGCAAGTTCCTCATGGCCATGCAGGTCAACGAACGCATCCTCCCGGGCAAGGTGCGTGACGAGTTCTTGGCCAAGGAAGTGGCTCACGTCGAGGAACTCAACGGCCGCAAGCCCAGCAAGAAGGACTACGCCATGCTCAAGGAGGAAGTTGAGTTCTCCTTGCTTCCCAAGGCGTTCATCCGCCGCTCCGTCACCCCGGTGATCTTCATCGCCAAGCACCGTCTCGTGCTGGTGTGCACGACCTCGCCCAAGCGTGCCGAGGACACCATTGTGATGCTGTGCGGCCTGTTCAACCAGATGACGAGCAGCGACACCTCGTGGTACCCGCTGCAACCGAACAACGCTGTGGTGGGCACGCTGACCCTCCTGGCCAACGAAGGCTTCAGCGACGAGAACGAAGACACCTTCATGGTCACCGACAACGCCGTGCTGCGTGGTGAGGGTAAGCAGACCATCCGCATCAAGGACAAGGACATCGAGTCGGCTGACGTGACCAAGCTGCTCAAGCAACAGTACGACGTGCACGAACTTGGCTTCAGCTACGACCCCAACGGCAACGAAGAGAACCGCATGCTCAGCTTCAAGCTCAGCGACAAGCTGGTCTTCAAGGGGCTGAAGTTCAACGACGGTGCAGCCAAAGTCGAGATGGGTGACGCCGAGACCACCGAGCAGCAACTCGAAGCCGTGCTGTGGCTGACGGCTCGCACCTACGCCGATGTGCTCATCAACCTGATGCACGAGTTCGGCGGCTTCAAGACCCTGGCCGAACTCAAGCGCGAGGCCAAGGAGATCGCCAAGACCAAACCCGTCGACCCGCTCAACGACGATGACGAGGAACTGTGATGGCCACTTTCAACTGCTACTACGTCGTCGAGGTCATGCCCGACAAGCCCGATGAGATCGTGGGCATGCTTGCCGGCCCAATCGCCAAAAAGGAGTGGGCCGATAACGTCGTTAGCAATGGTCGGTACATGCAACTGACGCGAGGAAGCCTCCAGCAAGTGGTTGAAGTCGAGGTGCCTTGTCAGTTGATCGGCTTCGCAAAGCCATGGCCGGAACCTGAGCCGCTGAGAAGATCATACTGATGACCAAAGCCCGCATCGCCCCAGGCCCGCCGTCGCTGTGCTGGCACTGCCTCAACCAGCTTCAACGCGCACCCGGCAAGGGCCTGAACCTCTTCTACTTCGAGATCGTCCGCGACCGCGATGGCGTTGAGCACCGTGTGCACCAGTCACCGTGCCTCGCTGAGTCGGTTGCGGACGGCAACAAGCACATCAAGGAGACGACGTGAAGAACATCATCGGTGTGATCGTTGACGGTGCAACCGAATGGCACGCACGGGGCGTGGGACCGAGCGACTACGACACTCTGTGTGGAACCGATGCCAACGATCCGACGCTCGGCCATCAAGGCACCGTTGAACCTCGCCGGGGGCAGAAGATCACTTGCTGGCAATGCCACACCATATGGCGTGGTGTGCGTGAACTGAATCTGCGGGAGTCTTCGTTCAATCACGCTGGAGACACACCATGAAAACCGTCATCGCAGGCACCCGTGCTATTTGTGACTACGAGGTACTCAAGCAGGCCATCGCGGAAAGCGGCTTCACGATCACGAAGGTGATCTCCGGTGACGCCCGAGGCGTAGACAAGCTGGGTGTCCAGTGGGCCAAGGAAAACGGCATCCCCGTCGATAAATTCAGGCCGCAGTGGTACGACAGCAATGGGAACTTCCAACGTTGGGCCGGATTCAACCGCAACATTGATATGGCCAAAGTTGCCGAGGCGCTCATCGCTGTGTGGGATGGCCAGAGCAAGGGTACCAGCCAGATGATCAACGCTGCAACTTCGCGTGGACTCAAGGTCTTCGTCAAGATCATCGAGGTGCCCGATGTTGACCTGACTGAGGAACTAAACGGGAGCGCACCATGAGCCCCCGCATCCGCTGTGCCCGCTGCAACAAGCCCGTGGATCACGTTTACTGGTGTGACGACTTCGACAGCAAGGCACGTCTGATCGAGGTCACCTGCCACGGTGAGACGGACATGATGACTCTCGACATGAAGACCCTCACACCGTCGACGCTCGGTGAGATGGCCCATCAAGAGGGTGTGGCGTTTGCGACGGAACTTCTCCGGGCAAAACCCGACTAAGCTGTACGGTTAAGCTCTTGTCAGACGCGCCCTCTATCTCTACAGTCAAGCCATCGACAACGCAACAACCCCAGCACCATGAACGCCGCCACCCCGCAAGACCGTTACGCCGTGATCACTGCCACCATCTCCGGCCCCAACGTCTCGTTCTGGACCCAGCACCAAAGCGTGATCGGCCTGCTGTGCATCTACGCCAAATCCGGCTGCTGCACACGCGACGGCGTGGCGGTGTGGCACCGTAAGTCGGCCAAGGCTCGCTGGGTCTGCATCTCTGAATGAAAGCACCACCATGGCCTACGTCCCAGATCCTCACGCTCAAGAACGATTCTCCTTTTGGGTTGTTCTCTTGCTTCTCAGCCTGACGTTCACCGTTGCCATCGTCGGCATCGTCGTTGCTGGCATCAAAGAGCAACGCCAGTGGGAGAAGTTCAAGGCTGAGCACGAGTGCAAAGTCGTTGCCCATGTCGCAGCCGGCTACAAGACCAGTCCCAAGGAAGGCTGGCTTTGCAACGACGGCATCACCTACTTCCGTTGAGAACCACCATGAACATCTCCCTCGCCCTCGTCAAAGCTCGCCAAGTCTGCCGTGTCGTGAAGGACAACGGCTGCTGGGAAGTTGAAGTGCCGATTGACCTCGGTGACCTCGACAGTGATCCTGTTCGTCACATGTGCGACAGCTACAAGGAGGCGATCAACCGGTGCGCCAATGCGGTTGCACGCGTGGCCGTGCTCCAGAAGTTCCCGAGCGTCAACAACGTTGAACGAGCCAAGGTCTTCGGTCGCATGCGTCGGTGGCAGACCGAGAACCCCGGTGCCACCGCTGTCGAGATCGCCCGCTTCGGTGTGCGCTACATCGAAAGCGGCTACAAACTGTGAACCATCCCCGCCCCTACCTCGCCCAACGAGATAACCGTCTGTTCGCTTTTCAACCACACCTCATCATGAGCACCACCCCTGAGACCAACCTGCGCGAGATCGTCAAGTACGGTCACAGCATCGTCTTCGTGCCCGGTATCGCTGCGGCCAACCTGATCCAAGAGAAGATCACCGAGATGCCCGTGGTCTACCTCGACCCGAGAAACGGTGAAGCCGCGTTGCGCCGCTGGCTGCGTGTCACGACTGACTACCCGAACGGTCTGCTCCTGGCCAATCACAGCAACTGCACCGGCTGGCGCGTGTTCGCTGACCGCATCGTGTGGGTCGGTCGTCCCATCGACGCCGAGGCCCCGGAGTTCGCCCAGGCATCCGTCCGCATCCGTGGTAAGTCGTGCATGCCCATCATCACCTCCCTCGACAACCTGTGAGCACCGGCATGCGTGAAGGTATCGTCAAGAAGATCAAGCGGCACAACCACATCATGGTGAAGAACGCCATGTGGCAACTCGGTTGGGGTTGGAGGAACCCCAAACGTGCACCTACCAACATCGAAGTCATGCTGATCGGTGTACCTAAGCCTGCACTGATCGAAATCCTTGCCATCCTCGAAAGCTGATTACCACCATGAACATCTTCAACCCCATCCTTCAACCGATGCTCGACCTGAGCTTCGACATCGAGACCTTGGACAACAAGATTTCCTCGGCCCCCATTGCCATCGGTGTGCAGCAGTTCTGCCGTGACACCGGCCAGATGGGCGAGAGCTTCTACGTCGAGATCGACATCGACGATGCGATGAAGTACGGCACCGTCAGTGCATCAACCCTGGCTTGGTGGGTGCAGCAAGACACAGACGCGCGCAAGGTCTTTGACACCACTGCGCCTAAGCCCACTCTCATGGCCGCTTTCGTTCAACTCAACTCGTGGGTCCACGCCATCGGCGAGCGCGACGGCATCCTCAACCAGTTCAACTATTGGGGCTACGGTCCAACGTTCGACCTCGGAACCCTCGAACACGCTCAAACCAAGATTCCCGGCGAGCCGGTCCTGCCCTGGTGCCATGGCTCGGCGTTTCGCAAGGTTCGAGACCTTCGCACGCTGATGGACGCGGCCGACTTGTGCCCCACCGACGTCCCCAACGATCCGAGCGACGTCGCTCATCACGCGCTGTCTGACGCCCGCTGGCAGGCACGCGCCATCTCCATGGCGTGGCGAAAGATCCGTTCTGGCAGCATCAACGACGACGGCTTCGGTCAATTCTGAAAGACCCAGCACCATGACCACCATCATCAACAACCACTCCAACGCCGACAAGATGGCCGACCTCAAGAAGGCCCTCGACCGTGCGCTCAACACCTGGGACGACGGCCCTCGCTGGCTCTTCGACCTGTGCGACGGTCTCGCCGCAGGCACGGTCACCGGGGTCACGTTCTACGAGGGTGAGGTCGGTCGGGGCAAAGCCGTCGCACCCTTGAGCGGCAACGGCCATGAAGGCATCTACGAGGCCATCAAGTTCGTGCCTTTGGCGCTCGATTCTTGGCCCGTCGCTTCCACTCCCTGGCCGACCGAGAACAAGGGGCAGCAGGAATGACCAAGCCCATCGAAATCCGGCTCACCAAGGCGCATGTCGAATGGCTGGGCAACGAGATCCACGTCATGAACGACGTGAACAAGCGGATGAGGTCCGCAGGCATCCCCGTCGTCGGCTGGTCGTGCATCAAGGGTGTCGAGCACGGTCGGCTTGAGATGCTCCGCGAGGGTGACGAGTACGTCTACCGCTGGCACCCTGATCCCGCAAAGGTCAAGAAGTACGACCCGCTCAACGACGATGAGGATGAATCGCTGTGAACAGCCACGAAGAAACCGACATTCAAGTCTTCGGCCGCATCCATCGGATCTACGAAGCCCTGGCCGAACACCCTGAGCCCCAGCGCCTGTGCGACATCGCACGCTGGACCGGCCTGCACACCGCAACCACGTGCCGCATCCTCAAGGACATGGTGCGCTTGGGCTATGCCGTCAAGGGCAACAACCACCGCTATACGCTGGGTCCAAAGTGGCTGGTGATCGTGGGTCAGGTTCTCGAAAGGAAAGCACCATGAACAAGATCATCACCTACCTCGAAGCCCTGGCTCAAAGCAGCCACGAGATGTCGACCGATGTTCGCGATCAACTGCTCGGCCTCGCGCATGAGATCAAGAAAGAGATTGCCGACTTCACCGAGGCCGACAGGTTCCGCTGCGATGAATCGAAGCGCCGTCGTGCTGCGATGGAAGCGAAGGGCGACTTCGACAAGGAAGAGTTCGGGTTCGCTCAGGAACTGATCGACCAGTATGGCGGCGATCTCGTCGACGATGACGCCGAGGTTTACAAGATCCAGGCCAAGGATCTGTACGTCGTCATGAAGATGCTGGGGTACGGGCGGAAACCTGTTGCCAGTGAACCTTTGGAACGGGGCGACCTCGTGACGGTCGAGGGTGGTGTAGCGTCGAAAGCCGAGCCCTTCAACGAGAAAACAGCAGCCGTCAAGACCTTGAAGCATCTTGGCTACACCTACCACGGGGCTGAGCTTTGGAAACCTCCACTGGGGAAGGTGCCGAAGTTTGAGCAGGCCACGCCTGAGCGGCTTCACCTGTTCGAGTTCTGGTGGGAATCGCACATGCCACAGGCCACGCAGTCGCAAGCCTGGGCAGCATGGGCGGCTGCGCAAAGCAGCAAGGGCGCGACCATCGACGCAGCGCAGGCCACGCCTAGGTTTGACGACTGCGCAAAGTCGCCGACAGGGAAGCACTCCGAATCTTGGTTTGGTAATGGCGACTGCGAGCACTGCAAATCTGGGGCGCAAATTGCACCGATGGTGAGCGCCACGCCTGAGCCGCGCCTGTTCATCGGCGCGTGCATCACGGATGGCCGACTGCACGCCACGGTCCAGCGCCTTGAAAGCAACGGCGACGTCACCCTGGTGGCGACGGCCAAAATGGACGCCGCGTCACTGCACGGGCACGACTGCATCGCTCAGATGACGCCGGTCGCGCCCACGCAGCAAGCGGCAGGGGAGCCGGTGGGGTTCGCGCTGGTGCCGATGACCGAAGATCAGGTCTGGCACAACGACTCGATCATGAGCGCTAATGCAATCGGCGGCTTGAAGATGGATGCTGTCATGCGGATCGTTCGCGGGGTCGAAGCGCACCACTCCGCACGGCTCGCCGCCGCCCAGGCGAAGGAAGGGGCGTGATGAAAATTGACGACGTGATCGAGTTCTACGACGGCGACACGATGGTTGCCAGCGTGAAGTCTTCGATGGTTCCCCCTGTAGGCGCCAAGATCAGCATTCGCGGAAAGACTTGGACGGTGATGCGCGTTACCTACGCTCTCGACCATGCCGACGATCCGCAGGGCAAAGGCATGCGCGCAAACGTGGACTTGAAATCAGCCGCCCAGGCTAAGGGAGGTGGTTGATGTCCAGGCCCAGGGCTTATGACGCCAAGCAGGGCAAGCCGCTTCGACTGGTAGGCCCTGAGCCCGACCCGCACGTGGACAAGCAGCACACCGACAGCTTCAAAGAAGCCGAACGCTTGGCCATTGAGCACGGGCTGGGTTACCTGTCGATCAGCGGTTTGGTCAAGCTGTCGTGTCTCATCGCGGCGGTGCGAGACCAGAACGCAAGCGAGGAAACCTCTGTGCAAGAGACCTAACCATGATCACCTACTTCATCCGCACCCTCTTCATGCTGCTCCTGAGTTTCCTGCTCGGCTTCTCCGTGGCCGAACACCTCTATAAGAAGCAGATCATCAAACCTCAACCTGAATGCACCCATGAGCACCAAGCCCCCAAGCCCCAAGACGATCAAGCGCGAGCAGTCGGCTAAGGCCGGACGGACGGTGTACGTCGGCAGGGCCACGTGCGTGAAGCTGCGCAATGGCATCGAGGTGATCTTGCTCACCAACAGCGATGAGAACCTCCAACGCGTGGTCGATCAACTCGACTTGCCGTTGGACGCCGACCCAAACCTCGACACGCGGCTCAACATCAACGCCGCCATCTGCGACGTGCGCGATCTCGACTTGGAGGACGACCTATGAGCGAAATCAAGGGACCACGGCTGCAACGCTTGGACGTTGCGAAGATCAACACCGGCAAAACGATGGGTGTCTTCGGCAAGGGCGCATCGATCAACCTGCCGAACGGGCAGGAGGTTGCGATCATGGCCCGCGATGTCGAAACGTTGTCAGAAGCATTCGATCTTCTCGTTCCCAATCTGAACGACACGCTGGATCTCAAGCTCGTGTATGACGTGGTGTACCTCCAGAGTCACCACGTCACCCTGGCCGACGAAGAACTCTGAAATTTCTTTGGAACTGACTTCCACATTTGGTTGATTTGTGATTAGAATTTACTGACTGCACCAAACACCTCACTTAGGAGAACCCCATGGCCCAAGGACCCTTGAACCCTGCTTATGTCACCGCCACGGATGACAACTGGTACACGCTGACCAACTGGTCGTTCCGTCAAGGGGTGCCGAAGATCATCGAAGCACCGGACAACACCACGGTCGATGTCGTCTACAAGGACGCCACGATCGGCGTCCTTCTGGCCAAGAACGTCGCGTGGTCTCAGGTCGAGAAGTTCCGTTTCGCTGGTGGCGCCCCCGACGATGCCGCACTCAACGAGACCAAGATCGGTGAGTTCCATCTGCCCGTGCTGCCGACCAAGGTGCCGGCTGTGGCGGAAGTCGAAACCCTCCCCATCTCCAACATCAAGGTGCACCAAGGTGCCGCCGACGCCTGCTTCCCGCACTACTTCAAAGACGTGAGTCACCTCGACAGCATCGATGTCTACCGGGTGATCGATCTGTGGAACGTCACCGACCCGTGCATCCAGCATGCGATCAAGAAGCTGCTCGTGGCCGGTGGCCGTGGTCACAAGGACATGACCAAGGATGTGCACGAGGCCATCGTCTCCCTCCAGCGGTGGGAAGACATGCAGGCCGAGAACGGCGTTGGGGAGTGAACCATGTACGAGTTCATCAACACCATGCCGCCGTCCTACATGCTGATCGTCGCTGTCTCTTGCCTACTACTCGGGGTCATCGTCGGTTTCTTCCTGTGCGCCATCCTCATGATGAGTTCACGCGCAGACGACGAAGAACAACTCACCATCCTCAGGCAGCAGGGCATCCCCGTCGCATGGCGTTACCGCATCGGCGAAAGCATGAAGTGGATCTACTCTGAAGACGGGGACGAAGTGAACCTCATCCCGGACCACTGGCAACTCCAATCTCTGAGCCTGATCAGCAATGTCACGTCCATTGAATGAAACCTCCTGGCTCAAGCTGCCGGCAAAGCAGCGTATGGCCAAGGCTCAAGAAGAACTCCGCGCTGTCAGCGAGCAGATCGCAGCCCTGAACGTGAAGATCGATGCGCTGCTGGTTCGTCACACCAGCTTGCGCAACATCGAGCACCGGGCTCAACGCGAGATCCTCAAGGCCAAGACGGGCGTGGCAACGTTGCGAGCCCTGGTACTTAACTTCCTGGCCGAACACAAAGAAGACTCCTTCCTTGCCGAAGAGATCCGTCAAGAGCTTGAACACACGCACGGCATAACGATCAAGCCCAACACGATGCGCAATACCCTGGCCAACATGATCAAGAAGAGCCCTGCGTACCCGCAGCAAGCTCACGTCGAGGTCTATGAACGTGTTGAAGAAGGCGGAAAGATGTACCCGCGAGCCCGCTATCGATTCGGTGCCAAGGAGAACGCGCCGCACATTTCTCCGCTGACGGCCAGGGAGAAGACCAATCGGTATCAGGTCTCTCGCTCGAAGAAGTTGCAGGCGATCAAGCCATTTCTGCCGCCCAAGTGAGCACTACACTGGTCTCCCCTCAACCTAATGTGGAGTCAACCATGAGCCAAGAACACACCTGCGTTTTCGCCTACACCGAGAGCACCGGCCAGGGCTATCCCGGCTACCTCAACGTGACCGACCAAGGTGATCACACGACGCGCATCAACGTCCGCACCCGAGGCCAGCACGGCACCGTGGTGGCCCACATCGATCTCCCGGATGAGCAGGTGGACGAACTGCTCGACCACCTCATCTCCCACCGTTACCTCCGTCAGACCAAGGTGAAGACCACCTGACATCACAACCCCGAAAGGAAGCACCATGAGCACCAAAGCATCAACCCCCACCACCGACACGGTGATCGAGAACCTCATCCCCGGCAGCGTCAAAGCTGCGATGAAGGTCGCTGGCGCCTCGTCGTCCAACCTCTGGATGGTCCCGTACAGCCAGTTGCGGGTGATCGAGGGCTTCAACGTGCGCATCCGCAACGCGGAGTACCTCTCGCACGTCCAAGACATCAAGAACTCGATCATCCGCAACGGCTACTACCGTGACCGGCCGCTGGAAGGCTACGTCGGCAAGGACGATGACGGCGAGAACGTCATCTTCGTGACTGGCGGTCACACCCGTCACGAGGCCGTCGGCGAGGCCATCGAAGAAGGTCACGGCATCGAGTCCATCCCGGTCATCGTCAAGCCGCAAGGCACCTCGCAAGAAGACCTGACCGTCGCCCTGGTCACCGGCAACAACGGTCGTCCCTTGAGCCCCATCGAGACGGCCATCGTGTGCAAGCGGCTGCAAGGCTTCGGCCTGGACAACAAGGCCATCGCTGACCGGCTGTGCTTCACCAAGAAGTACGTGGACAACCTCTTCGAGTTGCTCGCTGCTCCCGCTGCTGTGCGCAAGCTGGTCGAGCAGGGCAAGGTCTCGGCGTCCCTGGCCATCGAAGAACTCAAGAAGGACGGCAAGGGTGCGGCCAAGAAGCTGACCGAAGCCGTCGAGGTGGCCGAGGCCAGTGGCAAGAAGAAGGTCACCAAGAAGACCCTGACCAAGGGCGACACCAAGGCTAAGAACCCCGAGATCGTGGTCGACGTGTACGCCCCGGCCGAAGACCTCGAAGCCAACGACTACGTGACCTTCTTCGTGCGCGTGCCCCGTGAGCACGTCGATGCGGTTGACGGCAAGCGGCTGCGCGTGCGCGTGCTGGGTGACGTGCCCAAGGTCGAAGAAGACGACGAAAGCCTGTGATGGATGATCGTCGCAGTTGCCCGAGGTGTGGCACCAAGCCATTGAACCGCCTGAACTTCTGGTGGTGGAAGTGCCATGTCTGCGGGCAGACCTTCAAGCAAGACAACTGAAAGGATCGCCATGAACACCCCGATCACCGTCACCCATGAGTCGCTCACCCAGGCATTCGAAGCCTGGGAGAACGGCTACCGCACCGAGCCCACCAAGTTTCGCACGCCTGAAGAGTGCGACGCGATGGGCGTGCAACAGGTCTCTGTCGAGCGTGCCGACTACTTCCTCGCGCTGCTGCACGAGCAGGCCAAGAAGAAGAAGCCTGACTGATCAACCACCCAACCACAACAAGGAAACCAGCCAATGAGCGATACCGTCACAACCACTCAACTGTGCAAGCACTTCGGTGTGCAGTTCCGCCCCGAGGTGCTGATCGAGGCCGGCGTCGAGCCCGTCAGCAAGGTCAAGAACGGCTACAACTGGAGGGTCAGCGACGTGCCGGCCATTGCTGATGCCGTCATCGAACACGTCGGTGATCGCCGCAGCAAGCCCCTGGATCTGTCGGCCGCCCCCACCAAGGCCGAGAAGAAGGCAGTCTCGACCAAGGTCAAAGAGCAGGCCCACGACCCGCTCAACGATGACGACGATGACGACGATGACGACGAGTCCCTGTGACCGTCTCGACGCAATGAAGAAAGGCCCCAATCGGGGCCTTTTGTTTTATTGGTGATGATTCACCCGAGGGTGTTGGCGCTTATCTGCCAAGGGCTGCGATCTCGTCGGCGTGCGGCAACCACACCTTGATCAGTTCAGGATCACGCAGGGGGTCACGATTGAGGCTGGTGACTGCCGTGTTGAGGCCGGCGATGCTCGGGCTGCTCAGAAAGCCCGCAATGGCCCGCTTGTTGCCAACCAGGGAGCATGCCGCCTTGAGGCACACGAACATGGTCGGGTAAGGCTCCCCTGGGCAGTAGTACGCAGTGAAATCCCCCTTCGAGTTCGAGATGAACAAGGCCTTCGTGCCGGTGCCGCCCGACTGTTTTGGCTCACACGTCACGGGGCGACCGGCGAAAGCTGATGGCACTGTGAGCACCAGAACGAAGAACAGAGTGATGAGGAAGTTCATGAGGTTCTCCTAAGTGATACAGGACAAGCCCGCCGAAGCGGGCTACTGCGAGCAATGCTCAGACAGCGGCAGCGACCGCGCCAATGGTCGGGAACCGCTCGAAATCGTCGCCGTTCAAGTCCTTCAAACCGGCCAGGGCGCGGGAGCCTGCGCCGTTGAGCGGACTGGTCAACCCAGGGGTGACACCAGCCTCGAACCAGCTTTCGACCGTGCCGCTGGTGATCACCGCTGCGGTAGCAGTCCTGTCGGTCACCGTGCCGTTCGACAGAGCACGCTCTTGCACCAGACCCTGAGCGTTGCTCCAACCGGCGATTGCGTTGCCTGCAACGGTCTGCGTTGCGGCTTCGGCCGCGACACGCATGGGCACGCCAGTGCGAGTGAAGCTGCTGATCAGGGCGTTGTTGATCATGCGGAGGGTGTTGCCACCTGTCGAGGACTCGAACCACGTTGCCACGCCGCTCTGTGACCCTGCACTGCGGCCGATCTTCAGAGTGCCCACCGGCAGACGCGACACCCATGTGTTGTGGGCAAATGTGACATTGTTGTTGCCGACATTGCCGGCGTCGGTGTGCGAGGCAACAAGCTCAGAATCGATCATCACGTTGCTGATGACATGCACGGTGCGTGCGCTGTTGGTCTGAATGGGCTTGCCGCACCGCTCCATGACGTTGGCGTAGAACAGCACACGGTTGGCGCCGAGGTCAGCATAGATGGCTGCACCGTCGAAAGGGCAGCCATAGCCGACACCGATTTCAGAGCCAGTACCGTTGATCGCGCCGTTGATGTAGTTCCTGTGCACCTTCACGTCGCCCAATGTCGCAGCCACCGCTTGGACGTAGAAGGCAGCCTGGGCACCGTACTGCACGTTACAGCCGTCCACGCTGTTGCGGGTGACATCGGCAGTGAACGTCCCTTGGCCACCAAACTTGACGAAGCTCGACGGCAGATCCTGGCCGATGTTGTCGAACGCCTGGAAGGAGTGCGCATTCGTGGAACCAGACGCAAACTCCAACAAGTTAGACCGTTTTGCCGTGCAGTTCTTCACGACCAAACCCACATGGCCAGGGGCGCCACTTGCGGGTGCAGGAGCGATGCCCACTGCACTGTCGAAGAACTCCAAACCGTCGAACTCGGTGTAGATCATGCCGTCCCAGGACGTGTAGAACACACCGCGATGAGCAGGGCACACGGTCACACCGCCATAGTAGTCAACCGGGTTTGTGCCAGCAGGGGCGTAGACCCAAATCTCAGAGTAGGTGCTGTAATCGGTTCGAGCACCGAATTGGAGATCGCCAGTGAACGCCGGCTGGTTCGTGTCCTGCCAGATGCGCAGGCCGTGCAGCAATGCGGAACCAAAGAACACAGCAGTCATCGGGCCGACATAATTCGGCGCGTTGTAACGCCAGCCGTTGCGACCTGCGTCATACGTCCAGTCGCCGGCAACCGTCGCGAAGCGGTAGGAGATGCGGGGCTTTGTGCCACTGTGGCCTGCTGGGTCGTAGGCAGTCACGATGACCGGGTTCCCGCTGGCGCCCTTGATGTTGGCGCAGTTCACGTGCGCGTTCACGATCCACTCAGAGTCGGAAGCCAGCGCGATGACAGAGCCTGCACCGTAGTTTGCGTTGTTGAGCACCGAGAGGTTCTTCTTCGGTTGCGCTCGGGTGCCGGGGTTGGCGTCGTTGCCACGGTTGAAGTCGATGTAGACCTCGGTTCCAGACACGAGCGACGTGGGGGTTGCCGTGACGCCGGAGGTGAGCAGTCGGCCCGTGAGTCGGCCGATGTACGGGAAGCCCAATGTCTTCAGGTCATCGCTCGTGCGATGTGCTCCACCGAGCGGCGAGCCGTCTGCTGCGGTCAGTTGATTGCGCTTGTTCAGACGGGGTAGGCGAATGCTCGGGTGCGTCCCCGAGAGCATCTGATCCATAGCCGGCCAGTTGTTGACATCGTCTTGCTCGTCGCCCCGCCCGTTGGGCATGACGAGACCATTGGAAGTGAGTTCACGTTTTCCGGGAGAAGGCATGATGGTTCCTTTCTGTGGCAAGAGTTCGATTAACGATTGCGATATGCAGCGGCGAACTGAGAAGGTGTGCCTTGCAGGAGACGACCTTCGGCGATTCGCTTCGCTGCTTCTGCGGCAAAGGTTTCGAACTCAGTCATGTTGAATTGCAGCGAGCCCGCTGTACCGCTGACCGGGCCATGGCCATACATCAAGGCCGACTCTCCGTGAAGCTGCATTCGATCGAGAAACTCGATCATCTGCGCCCCGCTCTTCTGGTCGATCTGAAACCCGCCCGCGATGAGCTGCACGTCACCAAGAGCAGAGACAGGAATCGTCTCTCGGCCACCGGCTCGGATGTACGGTGTGCCGCGGTTGAGCAAGCCGATGCGATCCGTTGTCGACAAGGAGAGTTGCGGAGCCATGAACGGCGACGACGAGGACGCAAGCCCGTACTGAGCAAGCGTTGCTTGAGTGGTGTCGTAGTCGGTGTAAAGCGTGGCGGGGTTGCTCTGGTAGTTGAGATGATTCAGGCCTTCGTTGGCGATCTCATGACCAGCGTTCTTCAACCGTTGAAGCGTCGTTGCATAGCTGGCGATGATCTGGCCTTGTGGGGCGAAGATCGCCTTCAGGCCATATTTGCGCAGCACAGGCTCAAGCAGGGTGACGTGGGCGGCGTCCGAGCCGGCGCCGTCGAAAGACAACATCAGCCATGGCTTTGCATAGCTGCCAACCATGAGGTCGGAGATCAGCATGTACCGCTCCGTTGCCGAAGCAGGCATGTAGATGTAGAGCCGCACTTGTTTCCAGGCTGTGCCGCCGCCCGTGCCTGCCGCTGCGCTGACTGTCACGTTCGCAGGAATCGTCGCGCCACTGGCCGCTGGGTCAATGCTGAAGATGTTCCAGCCGCCGCGATTGTGGGCCGGGTTGGAGAAGATGAACGACTGCTCATTGGTCGGGTCCACAGTCGGAGGATCAGCAGCCGGCGAATCGCTCGACACACGAACCCGAACTTCCGCGCTGGAACCGAAGCCGTGGGGCAGGAACACCGGCAGTTCGATCTTCCCGTACGCACCGTTCAAATCCACACGCAACTTGGCACGCAACGTCAGGTACTGGTCACCAGCAGGGAAATCGATGCGGGTGACGGGGCGCCCGTCGTACGTCTCAGGGCTGACAGTCAAAGTCGCCGATGAACCAGACACGTTCCAGCCGCCCGGTGCCGCGACTTGCCCACCAGGGAGGACAACCACCCCGGGGCGAACATCGAAATCAGCACTGCGACCAACTCGATTCCCAGCCGCATCAACGATCTGGTTATGCGCGTTCAGACGGGGCAGGCGCACCGTCGGGTGCGTCCCCGAGAGCATCTGATCCATCACCGGCCAGTTGCTGATGTCGTCTTGCTCGTCACCACGCCCATTGGGCATGACAAGACCGTTGGGAGTGATATCGCGTTTTCCGGGAGAAGGCATGATGGTTCCTTTCTGAGACTCAATTCGGGGATGCTTCCCCTCGGATGCACAAAGGTGCGATAGATCGGATGTAGTTCTGCAAACCGATCACTTGTTCGGCGTCGAGTTCAGCGTCTCGCGCCATTTCTTGATGTCTTGCTCCGCAGCTTTCGAGGCTTTCAACGACCGGGGTTGGGTCATAAGTTGGGCATTCGGGGGTGACGCCTTTGGCGGCTCGACGTTTCCACTCGGCGAGGTCGTTGCGCAGCCGGCCAAGCTCGCTGCGAGCAGCATCAGCAGAGCGCAGCGCCTCATCACGCTGTTTGATGTACTGGTCATAAGCCTCGTCCTTCTTCCCGTCTACGACGGCTTCCTGCTTGCGGTAGTCCTGGCTTTCCTTCAGGTCCGCCTTGACGATCTGATCGCGCTCGTGCTGCTGGCCTTCGGCGTACCGGGCCTGTCCATAAGCCCACACCCCCAAAGCACAAAGGGCCGCGAGAGCGGCACCTGCGATGACCTTGTAGTGGGTCGGGATCACGAACATGAAAACCTCCTAGGGGTAGAACACGCGCCGCTTGGAACCAGGGGGAACCGATTGCAGGTGCGCCCACCCCTTCGTCGCAGCCGGGTGCTCGATCCACAACCCGATCTGCTCCAGAGCCTTGAGCCCGCGCTCGCTGATGAGCCACTCGTCGAAGTCGCCATCCGGGTCGTACACGTCGACAGCTTGCCCGGTGATGTGCTTGGAGTTGACGGCCGCCCCCTTCGTGGACGAGTTGATCGCGGGCGGGCGCCAGCCACCGGAGATGATCGACTTCGTGCGCGGGTGGATCTCGAACTTCACACCGTCCGCCTCGGCCAAGGGCAGCAGCTTGTTGATCAGGCCCACGAGGACTTCGGCGTTGCGATAGACCAGCGTGCTCAGGTCCATCGGATGGGTCTTGTCCCGGCCCATCCAGTAGTTCGCGAGGGTGATCTGCGTGCTCATGATTCGTCGTCCCGTGGCAGGAGGTCTTCAGGTGGCCCACTCTTCCATCTGCTCATCGACAACACCAGCCCGATGAGGACGGCAGCGGAGAAAAGCGTTTGGCCCACACCGGGCCACTGCTGGAAGAACATCGGCTGCAACCCACTGGCCAGGGAGCCGACGAGCAGGAGCACGAACTGAAGTCGCACCCGTTTGCAGACCTTCGACGACATCGCGTTGAGTCTGCACAGGCATGCCCAAAAGCAGCCTGCGCAGATGGTGAGGTTGATCGAAGCGATGAGTTGGACTTCAGGCGTTGCCATCAGAGCCTCCGGTGCTTTGGCCTTCGATCTTTGCGCCGATGCGACCTTTGACTTTCTCCCATGCCCAATTGACCAGCTTCGGCCAGTCGTCGCCCACGCCACCGATCAGCAGCCCGATAGGAGCGAGCAGCCATGTGATGTCGATGTCGAGCTTGAAGTAGTGCTTCGCCAGTTCTGCGATACCAACCGTCACGAGGCATGCCGTGCCGATGATCTTGAGGAAGAAGGCGAACGCATTGGAATTGCGTTCCAGGGGTGGCTTGCGCCCGAGAGACCAGCTTGCGCCGAGCGCCGCTGAGAGGATGATCACTGCGTAGGGGCCTACGATCTTTGCCGCTTCCGGTGAGAACACCAAGAGCAGCAAGGCCACTGTCGCTTCCACCGGATTAAGCTGGTTGTGCGGCATGCTGGGTTCCAAAAGATTGACGATTCAACCGTTTGGACGCTCATTGTACGCACAACGTTGCAATTTCAAACACCCCATAAAAAGAACCCCGCCGACTTGCGTCGGACGGGGCTTTAGGGAGACTCGTGTTGGCGGGGCCAGTGTAGCAGGACTTAGGCCGCAGCGTTGCTCACCTTGAAGTCGATGCGGTATTTCTGCCAGGAGGTGTAGCCGTCGCGCACCGCCTCCAGGGTGAGGTAACCGTCCGTCAGCACCACCGGGTCACCCGGCGCCCCGGCCGTGATCCCGAAATCACTTCGAGCCGTGGCCAGGGGGTAGGTCCAACTGGCTCCCGTGATGCCCGTCGTCGTCCTGACCACGCTGTTGTCGCTCGACCTGTGGGCCTTGACGGTGTAGGTGGTGCCCGCCTCAGGGCCGATGCTGGTGGCCAAGTGGTCGATCAACTGGTCGAACTGTGTGACGCGATCACGGTGCGCCCAGGTCAGGCTCAGCGTATCGTTGGTCGGGTTGATGGTCTTGACCTCGGTGAACGGGTCACCGTTGACCTCGACCAACCCCGGGGCGTACGGTCGAGCAAAGCGGAAGTTGAACGTGAGGGCCGAAGGTGGGCTGTACTCGATGGGCACCTGAGAACTGGCCGTCTTCGGCAGGATCTTCACACCCACTGTCTCAGACCCGGCGTACTCACGTCCGTCGTAGCCGATGCTGTCGTTGAAGAACCAGATGCGCGAGCCAGCGGCATGAGCCTGTGGGATCGTATCTGCACAGCCACGGGCGACGACCAACTCAGTCGACGAGATGCTGACCACCTTGACGATCTCGTCGTTGATCATCGCAGCCTCGCCGGCCAGGATTTCGTCGACGCCCGTTGAGCGCAAGTTCTCGATGTCGAAGACGGTGGTCAAAGGGCCTACGGCATTGACGATCTGCGCGTTCGGGCAGAAAGGCGCCGAGGTGGCTGTCACGGAATAGTCGCTATTGGCCATGGTCAGATCGGGCAGTTGTAGGAAGCGTCGACAGCATTGTCATCGCTGGTCGGCGCACTCGTGCGAACCGCGATGTCATATGCACCGTTGAGCGGTTTACCCTTGTCAGCCACGACACCGATGCCGGCTGACGTGGCGTCCACGAAAGCAAACTCGGAAGCCGTCGTGTATCGAGCGACAAGGAAGTAAGGCACTTCGAACGTGCGGTTGAACGGCACACAGGGTGCGGTGTCAGGTGGCGTCCAAGTGCTGCCCACGCTGCCGCCAAAACTCTCGGAGGGAAGGCCAAAGACATCCTGCACTGCTGTGACTTTGATATTGCCGTCGCCGAAGTTGTCTTCGATCTTGCCCACGCGAACCACCGTCTCAGGGATGTTCATCGAAGGATGGGCGATTCGAATGGCTTGACCGGGGTAGACCGCATAGCCTCGGCGGTCGAGCCGGAAGCTGTAGCGACGAAGACTGGTAGCGGAAATGCGTAGATCACGCTCGGCCACGCGCAAAGCGAGCGATGCCGTTGGGATACCTGGGTAGTCCCTCGTGCTCGCGTTCACAACACCGTACTTGCCGATGACACCGCCGAGGCTGTCGCTTCGAACGATCCGAGCCTCATTCGTCACAGCGTGCCTGTATTTCACTTGAATGACGTTGACCTGTTCGTTGGGGCTGACGACATCGTTCGAAGAAACGTCAAGCAGGCCAGTTTCCGGCGTAAAGAGTGGGAGCGTGCTCACCGTGTAGTCGTCACGGATCAACTTCAGCGTGATCTTGCCGGTGCTTCTGTCGGTGTAGAGCGTTGCAGCGACATGATCAAGAACCGAACTGATGAAGTTGCGGATCGTGTCCTTGCGTGACCACTTGATGCACAGGCCGAAGCCTTCGGACCACAGGGTCTGCGCGGAAGCGGCAAAAGAGGTGTCGTCAATCGCATCGGCGCTCAAGCCTCGACCCCACTGCTTGTTGGTCAAGCACTCGTAGATGATCAGGGCCGGGTTCATCGCATGGATGTACTTGTCACCCCATTCGGAGCCGAGGGTGGCAAAGTCGTTCGGCGTCATGATGATCTTGCCGTACGTCACACCCCACGAAGGTAAGGTGCCCTCTTGCCAACCAGAGAGCACGCGACGCACGCGCATCTTCCATGCCTTCGGGTATGGGTTGAGTGCGCTGATCAGGCCATCGAAGAACAGCGTGAACTTTCGACGGAACGCAGGTTGCGCGGTCCCTGTCATCGCCTCGATCTCACCTGGGGCCGTCTGCGTGTCCTCTCCGAACATCGCCCGCACGGTTCCTTGGATACCACCCTCGCCTTTGTCCCCGCCGAACAGGTTCGGATTGTCGATTGAGAAGTAACCTGACGATGTGACCGAGCCACTCCACGCCAGCTTGTCACCAACTTTGATGGCCACAAGCTCGTCAACCGGGCCTCGGCAAACGCCCATGTGAATGCCGAAGTAGTAGCGGTAGCCAACCACTTGGCTCCCACCGCCACCGCCACCTTCAAGCGTCATCTGACCGTGCGGCCCACGAGGCTGGAACGCCCGCTCGGGCAGCATGTCCCATTCATGACGGTGCCAACGACTCATTCTTCTTCCCCTGCTGCACGACGACGTGCGTACTCGGCCACCTGCTTGCCCAGGGCATCGTTCGTGGCTTCGATGGTTTCAATTGGATAGCCGTGCATGAGGAAGTGCTGGAAGTCCAACTTGTTGAGGTTGAACCACTGCCGGGCACCACGCACGCACAGGTTGCAGGCACGAACGTCCGCGATGGTCACGGTGATGTCGCTCACTTCTTGCCTCCCTTCGAGCGGATGGCGGTGGTGCGGTAGTTGCCAACGGCCAGGACGGTCCAGTCACCCGACCAGCAGTCACCGAAGATCACGGCTTGCGGGGTACCTTCGTCAACCTGTGGGAAGTCGATGTCCTCGAAGGCCGTGGCCCGAGGTGTCTCAGGTTTAGGGGCCATTGAGACAGAGACGTAGATCGAGATGACAAGGATCGCGATATAGATTGCAAGTTCCATGGCCGCTCCTTAGAAGACAGGGTTGCCGTCGAACGGCGACTTGCCAGGAAGGCTGGGCACGCCACCGTAGTTGTTGTAGTTGCCGAACGACTGGCAAGTTGCTGGCGTGTGATCGCACCCTGGATAGACCCGGATCTGCGTGCCCGCGAAGATGTCGGTCGTTCCTTCGAAGATCGAAAGTGTCGAGCCGACGTGCTTTCGGATCGTCTTGTAAAGCTGCCCCTTGACCGGGTGCTGAAACTGGAGGAAGCCACCGTTGAACTTCCCGTCAGGTTGGCCCGCCAAGCCGTCAACTTGCACGCTGTCAGCAGTCAGGCTCATGACAAACACGTCGACGCCGAAGAACGCAGCGATGAGCTTGCATTCGTCGTCATAGATCGTGTGTGTGCAGGTTCGCTCCCAGCACAGCCGCAAGCCTTCGCGGTCCATCGAGTCACCAATTGCGCCGCAGATGAACTTGCACTGGCCAATCTCGTCGAAACTGACTTCTCGCACCTCACCCGTGTAGGTCACAAGGAACTCATCGTCAGCGTGGTGCTTGTCGTAGATGATGACCCGCACAGTTCGGGTCGGCGGTGAGCGCACGAACCACTGAGCCGGCTCGATGTCCGAAGGGGCTGTGATCGTCATCGTGTCGGCGATCTTGTCGCCGGTCGAACGCAGACCATCATCCTTGATGGCCACGGGCAGGAACATGAGTGCCCCTGCAATCGGGATCAACGTGGTCAGGTTGGGGGCAGAAGTGAAGCCGAAGTCGCGGCTGCCGTCTTCAAAGACGAAGCGGTAACAGCGGATCGGTTGTCCACTTTCTGTGGATGTTTCGCGTGCATTGAAGCTCATGATCAGGCCAACTCGAATTGAAAGCGCAGGTTTGCCGACATGCCGATGTTCTTGAGCCGCGTGCGCTCGGACAGCCCGGTGCGGAGAACCCGCTCGACGGTGTAGCGGTCCCGCTGCTGCCGGTAGCACAGGGCATAAGAACTGGTGCCTGCGTCATAGCGAATGTAAGCGAAGATCACGTCCGACGTGGACGATGCTGCTGCTCGACGGTCATCCATGCCCACGCGGGGCGTGATGATGTCTGTGCCGAAGTCGGTGAAGACGAAGCCTGGGACCGTGCCGTCATACCACCACAGGTAGGTCGTTGCATCCTGGGTGAACGCGACAACCGGCCGCATGTTTTGGTCGAAGCTGAAGCTCAAGTGGTTGACGCCTGCACGCGTGAATAGGATCTCGCGTGCGCCGTCTGCCGGGGCGAGACGCACCTCAAGGCTTTCGTACCAACATTGCCAGTCCTGAACGTCCAGGCCAAAGCTCGGATCGCCCGTGGCCACGCCTCCGCGTTCGTAGTCCCGCAGGTTGGATGGGATGCGATCGTCAGGGCTCATGAAAAGCCCAGGAATCGGAAACGTGGCGGGTGCGTTAGACGGCAGCATCAGATGACCTTGCGAGCCCAGGCGAGCTTGAAGTTGATCGTCAGGATGTTCGAAGAGGTCTTGGGGAGAGACGGGCTGAAGCCCATCTTGAACATGCCAAGTGGAGTGACGACGTTGAAGGAGCCAATGTCTGTCGTGATGTCACTCAGGCCGGCAATCAACTTGTACTTGCGCTCGTTGCTGTTGTTGACGTAACTGCCGTCAAAGCCGTAAGTGCCAGGACGATTGAGGAACGAGCCACCCGGACCTTCCGTCACAGCACCGAGGCTCCCGGGTCCGTAGCCGAGAACGTCTTGTAGGCTATCGCCCAGGCCGTTTCCCAGGAGCAGCGCGAACATACTGGTGCCGTTCGCCCACTGGTCAACATCGCTCGCACGGACGGTGACGGTGTAGTCGGTGCCGCCGATGTTCACGGTTGTCACGTTGTCCGTTGTTGGCCAGTAGACGCGCAATTCATAGACTACATCGAGCACCTCATCCGAAAGGACAGTGACCGTAGTTGGTGTGCCACCGCCGTCACGGATCAAAGCTCGGCTGAAGAGGTTGTTCGATGCCCAGCCGATGCCCACCTCGGCCAAGTTGCCTGCGGCAACCCCCGCAGCGAAGCGGAAGGTGCGACGCACATAGGCAAACCCGTTGGCGAGATCGGTGCCCTTGACATCGGCAAACGGTGTGTTCGTCGTGGCCCCAACAAGGGTGACGAGCGTGCTCTGACCGTTCGTGGGTGCGCTGTTACCTGAGCCAATAACTGCTGTTGATGCGATGCCTTCCGTGCCGATGCGATTCAGGCCATTGTCAAGGACGAGGTTGTCAAACCAATCTGCAACGATACGTTCGCTGCCATCGGGGCGAATGGCACGCAGCATGTAGCGCCCGCTCAGTTCATAAGCTGCTTTGTTCATTCGAGGGTTGCTCCTGTTACGCTGAGTTGGGCATCAAGCCCATGTGGTTCATCACTGGTTGTTACCAGGGTATTACGCAGTTCGATTCCGGTAACGATCATCTCTGCCGACATCTGTGCAAGAGGGACGGTGAACTCTTGCATTCGAATAGCACTGACTGACATGCCGCTGCCCAATCCGTCTGCGCACACCACCGGGTAAGGCTTCGAAGTGACAAAACAGTTGATGTCAGACAGGTCACCAATATCGACAGACTTGAGCACAACGCTGGTTGACACAGCATGGCTTCCATCGACGTGATGACGCATCTCAAAACCATCTTGATCGAACCTTGAAGGCACCATGAAGTGCATACGGTCGATCTCGGATCGCTTGATCAGTGGCAACGGCACGTCCACGAAGTACCGCTCTGCCGTTAGGGTTTGGACGACAGACGTGAGCTTGCGGTAGATCGTGGGGCGACCGTCGTTGAACACGATGGCAATCATGATGCGACTGTCTTGCGGCTTGACGAACGCTTCACTGAAGCCTATGTCCATCGCATCGAAGTAACTTCCTGAGATCGCTCCAATCGGGTCGATGTCCATCGTGAAAGACGGCGCCCAAAAGCTCACAGTCTTGCCGCGTGCTGCTGAGACGAACTTACGGAAGCGAAGAACGTCGCTGCGGCCAAGGAGCTTGAGGCTTGCCCGAGTGCCGATGCGATCACGCTCGCCGGAATCAACGTACTGTCGAACGCCAGTTTCGTTGTCGAGCACGACGATGTTTCGTTCATGGCTGACAGTCACGCTGTCGGACCAGTCGGGCTCGAAGGTGAACACGGGAGCGCAGTAGCCCCAATCCTCGGCCGGAGAATAAAGGTTGTACTCAACGATCTCGAAGCGCGTGGTGATTTGGGAGATGCGGTCGGTCAGGTTCTGGATCTGCGGCAACTGATCGAACCGTGCCACGCGCAATGGGGTGATGCGTGAACCACGTTGCCAACTCAAGGCGGGTGCTGCGGAGAGGGTCACGGTTGTGTCGGTGACCGATACGATCTTCACCACCTCATGCACGGCCGGATCTTTGTCATGCATCAACGCATAACTGTTCGGGTAAAGCTCGGGCTCGTCCAAGGTGCCAAGCGGGAATTCAATCTTCGTTGGATCTGCGCTCGCCTCACCAGCCTCTTCGACAAAGCCAACGCTCGGGACCGCGAGGTACATGCGAATCCGCATGCGGTCATCAGCGAACTTGGTTGCCCGTGTCAACGTACCGCACGCCACGCAACTCCCTGTGGAATCGAACAGCGCAACTTCGCGGGGCTGAACCTGGGTGATCGTGACCGGGAGAACAACCTCGATGACCACCTGAAGAGTGTCCGCGTCCTCGTAGTAGACAAGTCCAGGGGGCATACGGAAGCGTTCATCGACCAGGGCTGCAACCTCACGGTCGAGCGTCAAGTTACCGATGCCAACAGCAACCTCGTGGATGGCAACCGTCTCACTGTTGGCCAATGCGCGGCCCATCCAGCGGAGCCCGTAATTGGTATGGATCAACTGGTTGGGCATGAGGTGCTCACACGTCGCCGATGGCGTGCGCTGCGATGAACAGGTTGTCGAGGTCTTCTTCGCTCAGCCCGAGAACCTGAGCAACGGTCTGCATCATCGGGCTCTGGCGCCGGAAGACAGTGACGTTCGCCCAGGCTTCCTTGACCATGATGTCGGTCGTCGGTTGATCAATGTACGCCTGGATAGCAGCCATGTAGCCACCTTGGATCAGCGCGGCTCGACCCTGGAAGCGGGAGACTTCTTGGGGAACTTGCGCCGTTGAGAGGTCAATCTCCGACGGTATGTTTCCTTGGTTCAACCAAGACTGGTACTCAAGCCAGTCTCCGTTCTGCTCGTCGTCCGGGATAAAAGCGTTGTCCGCGATCCGCAGGACAGCACCGTTTTCTTTGCAGATTCTGTACATGTTGTCAGCTCCTTTAGCGTTGACGTTCCTCGCGGCTCCTTAGGGTTCTGCTCTCGCGCTCCATGCAAGCTCGTAATAGCCGGGAAGTTGCGAACTGTTGGCTGTCTTTGCGAACTTGATGAACCCTCGGCCAGCGACGACGGTTGTCGCACCTGCTGGAAAGCCGAACGAGTAAACCTCAGTGACGCTGACGGTGGGGACCGCGATCATCACACGAGGTAGTTCCTTAACTATTGCGTACGCTGAGCCTGAACTACAGTTTGCGTTGAAGAGCGCGTTGCCGACAGTTCGCGAATCAATGTAGTAGTCCATGCAGGCATCAAGCTCTACGCTGTACAGCCTACGCTCGAATGGCGTGGCAACACTGCCATGTTCGTACTTCACTTGACTCAACGTACCGGCGCCAAACTCGACAACTGTGTTGGCGCCAGCGGTCTTTCCACTGACCGTGATTGGGCTTGGGGCGTAAGCACCGCTGTCAACACGACCTTGCGCTGTACCCGACCATGAAAGGGTGTATGTACCACCCTCCATCACGTTCACACCGCTGATCACTTGTCGAAGGGTTCCTGAGTTGATGGTGGCTACCTCACCGCTCACGAAATAGTTCGCACCTCCAGCGCCAGCCCGCCAACGGTCGTGGCCGAATGAGCCAGCGGACAAAGCGCCTCCTGCGAACTCAGCTTGGTTGATCGCAAAAGTGCCGTTGATGATCTTGTTCTTACTTGCCGCTGGATCAGGTATCGCATCGGCCAGATCTTGTGCGCGCTCCTTGAGCCAAGCGATCATGTTCAACAGGGCTTGAGCCTGACGGTTCAAAGGTGCTGTGGGACCACCGCCGAGCAACGGGGTCACGCCATCCCATTGAAAGACATCTGCGTTCTCATCCGGGGTAGGGGTCAAATTGGCCATGTTCAGTCCTTGTAGCCGTCAGAAGATTCGGAGCCGTCGCTGTCAACGGTGCCATCGGAGATGAGGTCGTAGAGGAAGTCCAGGCCGCACGAGTAATGTGCTCCGTTGCTCGTGGCACTCCCGTCGCTGACCAGATTGTAGCCATCGAAAGGAAGGACGATGGTTTCCTTAGGATCACCATAGGGCAGCCGCAAGGACTCGTGCCACAAAGGCATCAAGAACTCCCCGTGACCGTTTCCCGAGATAAAGGCGTCCAGGCGCGAGCGAACTGACTTCTCTCGCAGGAAGGACGCCTCGAATGAACGACGTGGGTACAGCCGCATCGCCCGGCGTTGCTCAGCGTCCGAGGTGCTCGTCAGAACGTTGGTCTTGTACTCCAGGCGTTCCAGCAGTCCCTCTTTCCAGTTTGGGATCACGGAGAAGACAGGTAGGGACGCTCGGTAATCCGGCATCTCAGGCATGCTCGATGGAGCGACTGAGCCCGTGTCACTTGCCACCCAACCTTCGTTGTCAGAGGCGTAGATCAGGTTGCCGCTGCGCCGGATGTTCATGACGACATAACAATCGTCCGGGCCAGCGTTGATGTTTCGCAGGATCACGTCGAGCTTGCGCACACCCGACTTAGCGACGAAGACCTCCCGCTCGATGACACCTTGACCTGCGATGCATGTGAACAGCAACTGCTTTTGCTCTTTGCGAACACCCAGGTGTTCATGCACCGTGTTGAGCAGGAAGGTTGCCGAGGCTTTGGCGGCACAACGAATCACGTACGTGCCTGAGTGCAGGTAGATCCAACGGCTGATCGCGTAAGTACTGCGAGCAGGTGCGCTGTTCATCGGACTGGCCACGGCCACGGCTTTCTCGCCGCTGGTGAACGATGCAGCGATTGCCGTTGGGACGGGGAACTCGAATGGTGTGTAGATCATGATCAGCCCTTGACCATCTGACGGAGCGTGGGTGCGTTGCGGGTCAGGATCTGCATGACCACCTTCTCACCGTCTGCACTGTTCATGGCTTCCGGCACCTTGCTGCGGTCATCCACGAGCACGAACCGCATCGGTTGTGCCTGAGCATCGGCACCCGCAGCACCGTTGACACCGGCACCGCCGTTCATGATGTTGCGCGGATCGCTGGCACTGAGCACCTCTTCGTTCTTCTGGAGGATTGCTGGGTACTCGTCAGGCGCGAGGCCGGAGATGCCGCCACTGTGGTAGCGCGGTGCGTTGGCGAACCACGAAGGGTCGGCGAGGCGATTGCGCCCGTACGAGCCGCTCACGATGCCACCCGTGTGCTGCACGTTCACCGATGCGGCACCGACGTTGCCGGCCGCAGCCACGGGCGCGTAAGGGCTCTTCTTCATGGCATTGAAGATGGCCAGTTTGATCATCGCGATTGAGAGGTCACGCAAGAAGTTCGCGATGAACAAGACCGCGCTTCGCCCCATGTCGGCAAAACCTTCTTTCACGCTCTGCTGCCCGCTGATGATCTGGCCAAAGGTGTCAGCGATCTTCTCCAGACCACCGTTGACACCGTTGACCATACTGTTCTTAACAGCCGTGTCGAAAGTGCCAAACTCAGTTTTCACTTCGGTGGCCTTGACCTTGATGGCTTCCATCTTCGCGATGAAAGCGTCCAGGGCTTCTTGGTTTCCAAACACCTGTTGATTGGCGAGAGCCCATTGAACAGCTTGATCCTTGATCTGCGTGATGATCGGGATGAAGTCGGCGTTGAGCTTGTTGATGCGCTCTGCGGCCTGATTCTGATCAAGGCTCCCGGCTTGTTGGGCAGCACGCACAGCGTCGATCTGGATCTTGCGTTCGTTGATGACCCGGTTGATCTCTTCCTCGTAGAACTTCTTCGCTTCAAGCTGCTGAAGCTCGGCCACGTTTGCGGTCATGTTGGCCTTGACACCCTCGGTCTTCGAGGTGTCGAGCCCGTTCTCTTGCTGCCGCTTGATGAGTTCATCGGCTTCGCGGAAGAACTTCTCGTAGCGCAACTTGATCGCGTTCAGACGAGCATCCAGGGATTCCTTCTGACGCTTGCCTGCTGCGGCTTGAGCTTCCTCAAGTTGACGCTGCAACGACTCTTCAGCCGTGAGCGTCTCCTTGTTGAACTTGTCGGTGGTTTGCAGCCGCAGTTGGGCCGTCGCAGCGTCAACGCGAGCCAGCAGGGCTTGTCGTTTCTCCGCGTCCTTGACCTTCGAGGTGATGTCGTCCTTGAGATCCTTGGTGCTCTTGTCCACGCCTTGCAGTTGCACGGCCAGGGTCTGCGAAGAGGCGCGTTCGATGCGGCCTTCGAGGGACAGCACGCGATCTTCGAGCGACTCCAGTTCACGGGCAGCCTTGGCAACGTCAGCTTCGCTCGGGCCGGTGTTGCGGGTGTTACCTCCCTTACCTGGGAAAGCTGTCGCCGTGGGTGAGGTCTTGGCAGAGATCTTCTTGTCGCTGGCAAGGATCTCGTCGTACATGTCGCTCTGGATCTGCTTGATCGTGGCAAGGTCGGCCTCCATCTGCTTGCGCAGTGCTGCCGCCTTGTCGGTCTCCTTCTTGTAGGTCTTCTCGATCAAGCCATCAGCAAACTTGGCGTAGGTCTGAGCAACCGAGTCCAACCCGGCAGCCTTGGCCAAGTCGGCGAAGGTGCGAGCAATACCGCGAGTCATCCGCAGCATCAGGTTGTCAACCTTGATGACGAGGTTCTCGACGTATGTGGGAATGGCCTCGAAGGCGATCTGAGCACCGTACTTGATCTTGGTCCAAGCGATGTCCATCCCGGTGACCAGGGCCACGCCGAATGCACGAACTTCCTTGAACTTGTCGCTCAGGTACTTGCCGATCTCCCAGCCGACGATGGCTGCACCAAGAATAAGGAACGCCTTTTGGAACCCACTCATGGCCACGGAGGCGGCGGTTGCAGCTTTCGAGACCGTCCAAAGGTTCTCTGCGATCTTGAGGAACAAGTTTGCGCTGAAGAGCCAAACCCCGGCCGAAACGATGGCGCTCAGTTCGTCGAAGTTCTTCAGCAGGAGCTTGATTATCTCCAGCACGCTTGAGAATGCACCGGCCATACCCTCTGCGAACTGCTTACCGTCCTCGCTCTTGAGGAACTTGCTGATCTCTTCGATGGTGGCAGCGTAGGCATCGACGAAGCCGGCATCAGCGATGGCAAGCTTGAAGTCCTCAACCGCATTGGTCAGACGGGCTTGCTGAGCGGCCAAGGACTTCGTTGCCTCGGGCAACTGCCCGCCGATCATCTCGCGATACTTCTGTGCGATGAGCACGAGGTTCTCAGCACCAACCTGCCCCTTCTCCATGGCCTTGGCCAAGTCGGGGTACTGGTCTTGAAGGGCCTTCTGCGCAACCTCGAAGACGGCGGGCAGCCGTTCACCCAACTGCTGCTTGAGTTCTTCTGCGCCGATCTTGCCCTTGGAGAAGATTTGCTCCAAGGCGATGAAGACACCGTTGAGGTTGTCCTGGGTGAGCCCCAGCACGCGGCCGGCTTCCGAGAACGATTCAAAGATGTAGCGGATCTCGTTGCGGTCGCGGCCAGCGAACGCAGCCGAAGCGGCAAACTTGCCGTACTGCTTTGCGGTGTCAGCGAACACCAAGCCGATGCGGTCAGCTTGTTGCTTGATGTAGTTGTACTCGGCGTCGATCTGCGCCTTGTCGGTGGTTTGCAAACCGACACCGATCACGGTGCGCGTGGATGCCCGGTTATTGAACGACTCCAGGGCACCAGTTGCAGTGCTGATCGCGCCTTGCAGACCAACGTAGGAAGCGGTCAGGGCAAGGATCTCACCACGGATGCGCTGGGCAAGCGACAGCGTGGTGCGCCCCTCATCACCGAAGATCCCCTTGCCCGACTTGCGGCCGGCTTCCTCAGACTCTTGCCCGTACTCCTTGACCGCCTTGCCAAGAGCCGTGGCTGCGGCCTGGGCCTGACGGCTGCTGTTGAGCAAGCGGGTCTGCGCGTTCGCCAAATCATTCGTGTTGACGCCGGCTGTGCGCAGGGCTTCCTTGGTCTCGTTGAGGGCTCCTACCTGTTTCTGATAAGCCGCACCGCTACTTTCGGCCGCACTCTTTGCTCGGGAAAGGGAGGCGAGCATCTGATCGACGTCAGCACCGCCCTTGCGCACGGCAGCCGCGTACTCATCGACCTTGCCGACAGCCTTGACGTATTCCTCACGAGCAGCACGAACCGCCGCCTCTTGACGACGGTAGCTGTCGATCAGGCCGGCTTGGGTAGCCAAGGCGCGTTGTGCCTCGTTGAGCGATGTCAACGTCTCGCGGTACTCCTTGACCGGGCCGTTGATCTTCCCGATGGTGGCCGACAGGTCATTGATTCGCCCTTCCACGCCGGCCAGGGACGAAGTGACAGCCTTGCTCGGGTTCAGGATGTCATCGACTGCCGAGCGCACGCTGATGAGCTTGGGGGCGAGATCGGACGATGCATTGGTCAGTGAGTTGTACTGACGGGCCGCTTGTTGTGCCTCGTCGGCGGTCTTGGCCAGGGAGTTGCTCTTGGCAAGCTGGCGCTCGACAGCCAGTTGCTCTTCGGAGCGACGGGTGATGTCCTCACGCAGTTGAGCAAGCTCGCGAGCGCGTGCAGCCGCAGCGGCGTCATCGGCGAATTGATTTCCGGCAGCGGTGCTCTCGGCACGACGGTTGGCCTGGGCTTCGGCCACTGCGCGGGCAGCCGCAGCGCGGGCTTCCGATGCGGCGGCAGCACGCTTCTCCGCAGCTTCGAACTGCGCGGCCTCACGGGCAGCTTGGGCCTGCTGCTGACCAAGTTCGCGCTGTGCGTCACGGGCAGCACGCACGGTTTCCCCGTAGCCCGCGATGCTTTGTTTGGCCTTGCCGTAGACGACAGCCGCCTCGCCAAGCGCGGTGTTGAGTTGGCCTTGAAAGGTCGCAAGGTCGTTGGTGTCGGCGCCCAGCTTCGTGAGGCCATCGCGCAGTGCCGATTGGCGAGCGGTAAGCGCGTCGAGGCGCTTCTGCGCGTTCTCATAGCGTGCCGAGAGATCGAACAGGCGTTGCGCCTGAGCCTCGGTAACCTGGGCCGATTTCTTCTGCTCTTCGGCCAGGGCTTCGTAGGCGGTCTTGCTCTTCTCGACAGACCTCGTGGCCCGGTCGATCTTTGTGGGCAGCGCATCGAACTCACGGACCAACGATGCGTTGGTCTTGAGGTTGCGTTGCACCTGCTCCAAAGACAAAAGGGTGGCCTTCAACTCGTCGATTGAAGACTCACCCTTCTTTGCTGCCTGCGTCTGTGCATCGAGAGCCTTCTCAAGCTCTCGGATGCCTTTGGTGACCGATGCAAGATCGGCCTTCCCTTCCAGTTGTGCCCGGATGATGAGGTCAACGGTCTTGCTGTCAATCACTTTCGTCCATCCTTTCGATCAGTTTCGCAAGCTCTTTGCCTGCTTTCTTATCGAGGATCGACCCAACAGCAAGTTGCAGCAGAGCCGTTTCCTCTTTGCGTCGAAACGCATTCCTCTGCCGAACTATTCGCGCCTCTGACCAAGCGAACGCGACGGGGTAACGCCGTGCGTCCGCGTGGCCTTCTGACAGCAACAAGCTCACGTCGCGTCGAAGGCCCAGGTAGAACCTGATTACCCGAGGTTCTCCATCGCCTTCTTGAGCTTTGTCGGCACCTTTCCGCTGACCGAACCCAGGAGGCTCGCGACTGCCTCCATGAATTTTTTTACCCCACCCACTTCCGTGAAAGTGAGTTCCATGATTTCGCTCAGTGCCTGGAGTTGGATCGGGAACGGCAGGCGTGCCGCGTTCTCGGTCGCGTCGGTCTCGTTGGCAGCAAGAGCAATGACGTTGGCCACGAAACCTGGGGCGTTGGTGGCCAGGGAGATGCAAAGACGCTTGAGGTCGTCGGGCTCGAAATTGCCGCCGCCTTGCATGAACAGATCGAAGAGGGCTTCGATGTCAGCAAGGTGCGTGCGAATGAGGATCTCGACGTGGGCGAGCGAGAGCCCGGAAACGACAAACGACTTGTCGCTTCCGAGCGGCACGGCTCGCGTCTCGGGGGTGTACGAGGCGAGTGACATGAGTGGCCCCTTAGACCGGGCGGCCGTCGACGTAGATGGCCTCGATGTTCGAAGCCTTCTTCAGGATCTCGACTTGGAAGCCCATGACTTGCCAGTCGTCGCCCTTGAGTTGGTAGTCGCCGTCCGGGGACAGCTTGACGTAGGGCAGGAAGATGTCACGGTTCGGGCCGGTGGGGTTGTCGGACACGAAGCGCACGGAGCCGTAGATCGACTGGTTCTTCGACACCACGGTCTCGCGGGTCGAAGCCTGGATGTCGTAGGTGACTTGGATGTCGGTGTCGTTCGGGATGTCGGTCGAACCCGGCACGATGTAGATGCGGCCGGTGACCTCATCGACTTCGTAGTTGCCGGCCTGGGTCACCGTGGTGGTGTAGCCAGCACCCTTCTTGACGATGACGTTGGTGACCTTGCGCACGCCCGAAGGGGTGCTGGTGGACACGCCGAGTTGGTAGAAGCGTTCGTGCTTCACATCGTTGAGCACCTCGACCACGGCGGTCGCGGCGGTCTGCGTCAACGTGGATGCGTCACCCTGGAAGAACAGGGCCAAGTTCTCGGCCGTGATGTTGTCGCAGGTGAAGGCGCCGGAGCGGTCCAGCGACAGTTGCACGGAACCGTCCTTGGTCTTGACGCCACCGTCCGAGTCGTAGTGGTCGAGGTTCTCGACGGACGAGGTGGTGGAGAACTCGGGCGTGTTGCCCAGGTAGCGTTCACCTTCGCCACGGGTGGTTGCGGTGACGATGGCGTTGGCGGCGAAACGGTCGAAGAACACCTTGCCTCGACCGAGGATGTAGTTCTTGCCGCCGAGATCGGAAGTCAAAGGCATGATGGCACTCCTTGTGGAACAGATGAAAGACGGTTGAAATTATCCGCGAGAATAGGGTCAACCGTTGCGGGTGACAAGACCAACTCTCACCGGCAGGTAAAAGAAGGCCCTGTTTGAGATGCCCTCGGTCGCCGGTCGAACAACACCGGGGCCGAATGCAAAACTCACGATGAGCCCGCCCAGCATGTAGACAGGCGGATACTTAGGGTTGCCGCTGCGCGAGTCCACAGCGATGACCTTGTTGAGAAGCTGCTCGACAGCCCACATCATCTCGTGAGCGTTGTCGGTCGGGTTGACCGCATCGTCAGGACACCAGCCTTGCAGAAGCAAGTTCCACTCTTCCTTGCGCTGCCCGCCGTTCTCGCCTGCGCTCAGACCGTAGTCGGGCTTCGGAGCTTCGAGGATCGAGACCATCACGTCGGGGTCGTTCTCATCGAACTTGCTGCGGCCACGGAAGACGGCTTGGCTCAGGTCGTAAGGCCAGTCGTTGGCCGGCGTCATGGTCTTGAGCAGATCGCACAAGGCGATCATCACGTTCAGGCGTGGAGAGTTAGCCATTGCTCAGCCTCGTGAGTTGTCGGAAGAATTCATTGGCCACGGAGTCGAGAACGTTCGGTGCAACGTCACCGGAAACGGTCTTGAAGACCTGATCCACGGAGGGTCCGTAAAGCAGGTAGAGGTTGTCGGCCAGTTGCACGGCACCCGATGAGTTCTGAAGGCTTTCACCCGGCTTGAGGCGAACCGCAAGACCTGTGTTGCCGCCGCGCAGATTGATCAGGAACGCTTTGCGCAACAGGCGAGTTTGGCCGCGCTTGAGTTGCACACGCACCCCACGGCCACGGGTGTTGGCTGGGTTCTGACCACCGATGCGAAAACGTGCCAGCGACGTTGCGCGGTCACGACCACGGATGGTGGCTTGCAAGGTTGTCTTGGACGCCTTGCGCACCACGGCCAAGCGGTTGTTGGTTTCGAGGTAGCCCTCGGGGAAGTCCAACTGCTCGCGCATCTCACGACGCACCATCGGCAAGGCTTCACGCTGGCTCACGGTGTTGATGGCCAGGGCTGCCGCCTGCGGGGCGATGTCGGGCAACTGCTCGAAGTAGCGAGCAGCATCACCGAGGGCATCAGCAATGACCGAGACGCTCATTTGCGTGTTACCTGCCAAACTTCTTCGAGGGGGCCATCGGCAACGTCTTTGATCTGGAGAACAAAGGTGATGCCGGGACGATGGGGAAACGTGACTTCGGACAGCTTGCGCGGCCGATGCTCGCTTGGGATGTCCTCAGGGATGAAGACAATTCGGTCAACAGCCTCAACGGTCTCCGCGTAACCCTGGTCGAGCAGATCACCGTAGATGGTGCTGGCTTCGTGCAGGCGGGCGACGATCTGTTGTGGCGTGCTCAGCGAATTGGCCTTGATGAATGCAGACACGCCGAGTGTCGTGTGGATCACTCGGCGTGAGTTCGCCTTTGCAGATGCAAAGTCGAATGGCATCACAGATCCTCGTTGGAGGGCTTCTTGCCCTTCGCGGCGGTCTTGGCAGCGGGTGCGGCCTGCTTGCTGCCGGTGTCTTCCTCACCACCTGCGTCAGTGGCGACCTCGACCACGGGGCTGCGGTAGGAGCCAGCGGGCAGATCCTTCACCTCGTCATCGGTGAAGGTGAAGGGCTTGTCCAGGGGCGGGGTAACCATCTTGTTCTCGCGCACGACCACGATGGATTGCAGGGGGATGAGGGATTGGCTCATGATGGGCTCCAGTGAGTCAAATTGGGTTGAATGAGGTTCGACTTGGGGGTTGTCGGATGCGAGCGGTCAGCCGTCAGGCCACCTTGATCGAGAAGGTGGCGTCGGGCTGCTTGGGCACCATCAGCGGAGCCGATTGGGTCATCAGGAACTCGACGCTCGGGTCTTCTTCATCCCAGGACTTGGGGAAGATTTCCAGCGACTGGTAGTTCGCGTTCTTGTCCTTGATGGCGCCGAAACAGCGAACGCCTTGGACAGCTTCGGAGAAGCCCACCACGGTGTTCTGGTCCATCATGAACTGCTCGTTGCCGTCTTCGTCGATGTACTTGCCGGTGTGCACCCAGATGTCCAGGCGACCACCGTCGTTGATCGAGCGGATCGAGCCGATGAACTCGACGCCTTCATAGCCATCGGTCATGGTCTTGATCTCGGACTGGCTGTCCTTGTAGCGGGTGTCCAGCAGATCCTTCAGGTTCACACGCGAGGTGAACATGTCCCAGGCCGAGCCGCCGAAGACGTGCTTCTGGATGCGAGCGCCCGAGCGGACGTTGGCATTGACGCGAGCGGTCTTCAGGTTGGCCAGGGGGTCAGCGGTGCCCGCACTCCACAGAGCAGCGCCGGCCAGGGTATAGGTCAGCGACGAGTGGCGACGGAAGTCCACCAAGGTTTCGGGGTAGTCCTCGCCCTTGATGGTGACCTTGCCGTCGATGATCGCCTTCGCGGCCATCCATTCCTGACGGTTGCGGTGCTTGACCGAGTGCTGACGCAGCAGTTCGCCGACCACGGCGTCACGACGTTGCATCAGCGTCAGGGAGCCGGTGCCCAGGGCCTCACCCGGCAGACGTTCGATCACCATGTTGGGATCGATGATGTCCTTGGGCTTGACGTAGGCCGGCTTGAACGAACGCTGTTCGTAGCCGGTCATCTTGCTGGCACGACCCTGGACGTTCGGCACCACGAACGGAGCGAGCTTGCGGTCGTCCCCGTACACGACGTCGAAGTTGATCGTCTCGGTCTGGAAGTTGATCTGGCGGTTGAACAGCAGATCGAGGAAGAAGCTGGTGGGCTGGCGCACGACGCGCAGCGTTTCCAGCAGTTCGGCGGTGTTGTAGAAAGCCATGGCAGGTTCCTTTCTTATGGCTTGGTTGCTGGAAAGCGATCAGGCGAGCAGCTTGCCCACGGACAGCGGACGGTTGCCGAAGAAAGCCTTGCGCTCGGCGTAAGTGTCGAGCGCAGTGCCGGCAGGCCAGCCGATGATTTCGTGGTTGAAGCAGCCCGACTTGAAGTACGGGCACTGCTGGCCGGTGGAGGCGGCTTGCGCGGCCACGAAGGCTTGATCGGCGGTGTGGGTGCCGCTGACGAACGGGGTCACGCCCGTGGTCGTCACGGCGATCAGTTGGTACTTCGTGATGCCAGCCAGGGCCGGAGCGGCGTCGGTGGTGACGTCAGCGTCACCAGCGAAGAGTTGCTCGGGAGCCCAGGTGCCGACGAGCGAGCCGGCAGCGATGTCATTGACAGCCATGATGGTTTCCTTTCAGTGTCAGGTTTCAGATGCCCGGGCGCTTACTTCTTCGCGCCAGCGAAGTCGGTCTTGCGACCCGTGGCCAGCGTGTAGTTGGCCAGGATGCGAGCGGCGGCGTTCTGCTCACCAGACGCGCCTTCGCCGCCAGCGCCATCGGCACCGACGTCAGGATGCTTGTCGGCATCCATCGTGGCCTTGAAGGCGTTGCCTTGGGTCTGCTGCGTTTGCGCGGCAGCTTCGGTCTTGGGCTCGACCTTCGGCGATGCAGCCAGGATGGCCTTGGCATCGTCCACCGACATCTCGGTGTTCAAGGCGAGGTGGTTGGCCAGGGCTTCGCGGCCCTTGGCTTCTTCGCAGGACTGGATGCCCTGGATGCGGGCACGCTCAGCAGTGCGGGCGGCTTGGGTGCTGGCTTCGTCGGCACCCGGCTTCTTTTCTTGGTCTGCCATTTCAGGCTCCTTTGTTGAGGACAGTTGGAATGTCGAGCCGGACAGCTCGTCGAAGAACGCCTGCACCGCCGATTGGGGCGTTGCAACAGCGTCGATGAGGCCGAGCGCAAGGGCGTCGTCGGCGCGATAGGTGCGGGCCTGGGTGTCGCGAACGACTTTCTCGTCCAGCTTGCGACCCTTGGCCACGAGAGCGACGAAAGCCGAGTAGCTCTTGTCGATGCTCGCTTGCATGTCTGCCTTCACTTCGTCAGGCAGCGGTTCGTAGGGGTTGCCGTCGACCTTGTGATCGCCAGCAAAGATGAAGGTGATCTCGATGCCCCACTTGTCGAGCATCTTGCTCATGTCGGCGTGCATGGCCACGACACCCACAGAGCCCACACCACCGGACGGTGTGCACACGATCTTGTCGCACTGACTGGCCAGGGCGTAGCAGGCCGAGTAGCAGTTGGAGTCAACGACGGCCAGGGTCTTCTTGCCGTTGGCAAGGCGCGGGATGTCGGCCGCACATTCGAAGCAGCCTGCGGCCTCACCGCCATAGCTGTTCATGTCGAACACGATGGCTGAGACCTCGGGGTCCATTCCGGCCGCTGCAACCTGCGAGCGGATGAAGTTGTAGCCGGTGATCCAACCGTAAGACTGGCCGAAGCGATTGATCAGGGAGCCGGTGACCGGGATCACGGCGATGCCCTGTGAGAAAGCGAACGGTTTGTTCTGCGGCATCGCAGCCAGTCCGAACGATTCGCACAGTTCCGTACGACGAGCCAGGAAGAGCTTCTGTTGCTCGCTCGGTTCGGCAACGGCCATCTGCCGCAGATCAGCGGCCAGTGTTGTCAGGTGAGCAGCGACGGCCACCTCACGGTTGTTCATCCGTACGATGGCTTGCTGGGCGGCGTGTTCAGACATTCTGGTTCTCTCCGTCGTTCTGGTTCTCGGACGAACCATTCGTGGAATCTTGGGCCGCATTCTGCCCCATCTGTTGCGGTGCAGGCGGCATCAGGTCCAATTCCTTCAGCATCTTTTGCTCGCGTGCCCGCTGGCGAAGGATGTGACGGTAGTCCTGACCGAGGCGAGCGCACTCGGCTTCCAAGGTCGAAAGGTTGTTCTGGATGCGCAGGATCGCCGACTCGGTTTCCTTCTTCTCGTCGATCTGGCCACGGCCGGCACCGATCCACGAATGATTCAGGAGCGCCTCGCGCATCACCGGGTCGTAGAAGATTTCAGCCGTCTTGCCCGATGGCATCGGGATGTTGCCGGCGTTGAGTTCTTCTTCGAACCACAGCGCATAAACCATCGACGCGAATCGGTCAGCCACGGCCTTCTTGCGAGCGGCCATGTGCTTCTCAGTCTCACCCATGGATGCACGGGCCGACGAGTAGTTGGTCTTGGAGTAGTCCTTAGCGAACTGTTCGTAGCTCAAGCCGAGGGTGGCTGCCGTGTGGCGAAGAAGCGACTCTTCGAAGTCAGTGCCAATGCCACCGGGTGTGCCCATTGGCTTGAGGTTGAGCTTCGTGCCGGGGAACAGATGCGGGATCTTCACGCCGTCGATGGCGATGTTGTCCGATGCCGAGACGTACTGGTTCAGTGCCGTCATGAAGGTGCTGAGCATGTCAGCAAAGCCCGGTTGTCCTGCACCGAGTGCACCAAATACCACTTCACGCGGAAGCTCAGATTCGACAGCAGCCGCGTAGCTGGCGTTGACCACTGCGTTCTGCAACGTCACGTCGCGGAACTTCTTGGTCATGCGCATGTTCTTGAGCACAGCCACCATGTCGCTGATGCCACGAGTCTGGTCGGGGCGCATCTGCTGGATGATGTGCAGCACCTGACGACGGCCCCACGGCTTGCGAGCAGGCACGTAGATCCAACGGTTGACTTCCATGTCGTTGTAGAAGTCGGTCGGGTGCGATGCTCGGATGTGATAGCCCAGCGGTCGGCCGAAACGGTCGATTGCCACGCCCCGGCGCAGGTAGCGCGTGTCGGAGGTGTTGTCGGGGTTCGAAAGACGGCTCGGGGAGACCATCTGGATCGCTGTGCTGAAGGGACGCAACGTTGAGCGTAACCACTCAGCAGTGGCGAGCACCTCGCCCGTCAGGATTTCACCGACGACGGCCAAGCGGACCATGTTGGTGAAGGTGTTGCGACCGGAAGCGTCGAACCAGCACTCTTCGCTTTGAGCCATCAAGTTGAAGCGGCTTTCGGTCTGCCGCTGGAACTCTTCAAGCCAGCCTTCGTCAGCACCGAGCACATCGATGTTCGGTTGTGCGTTGAGACGGAACTGACTTCCGACGATGCTGTCACGGTGGGTGCCAACGGCTCCCATCGCGAAGCCATCGTTTTGCACCGAGTCCAAGGAGCGGGCGTCGGCCATCTCCTTGTTCGGGTTGATCTGACGATCAGGCGAGATGACGGCCGGTGCCCAATTGAAGGTTTCCCGCGTCGTGCGCTCGGCACCCTCCAAGCCACCACCGATGGCTTTCTGCTCGACAGGGACCATCTCGGTGGTGATTGGAGTTTTGGCCATATCAGAACAGGAACTGTGCGGGGCCGTTGACGGGCAGCGCGTTGGGGGTCAGCAGACCGAGGGTCATCTTCAACTCGGTGATGTAGCTGGCCAAGCCTTGCCGGTTGGCAGCGGTGAACTCCACGCGCTCACCGTTGCGGTCGACGATCACTCGTGGGCTCGTGCCGGTCACGAGCGCGTGGTAAGCCTTTTCGGCTTCGTCCAGTTTCTGTTCGGTCGTCAACGGCATGTGGAAATTCTCCTAATTAGGCCAGGGCTTTCCCAAGTTGCCCGAAATCATAAGCGGATTCTACGTTATGCGCAAAGGGTGCGGATTCATCGGCGTGGCGCACCAAATCATTCTTGTCCCAAACCTCGGCCCAAGAAGGCGGCTTAGCCCAATCGATGTTCTCGACACGAATGAGTTCTGAGACGCAAACTCCAATGAAGTAGTAGGCCAAGTCCCAGCCTTCATTCTTGACGCCGCTAGGTTTTTCCCAACCCTTGGGTGTGCGAATCTCGCTGCAAAACTCACCGAACAATGAGTCCGATACCCAATCAGGGAATCGGAACATGCCGGCCCCAGGAGTCAGGCAGTCCAGGCGTCCATTCAGGTCATCCTTCAGCATGTTGGAGTTCAGGATCAAGACAGGGACATCACCACGGGCAGCAGACTTAACATCCCTTCGAGTCGCGTCCGGGTAGCTCACGCGAGTGCGCGGCTGGTTCGGCTTAGTTTCACCCTTCGTGAGGATAAACCGGCGATGACGGTTCTGCGCCCGAAGCCAACGGTAGAACTCGTATGCACGCGTGGTGACCCCTTCCTTACCACCTGAGTCGCAAGTTGTGAACTTGATCGACATCATTCGACCGGAGCCATCGGCCAGGGGGTACTCCCGATCAATGACATGCTCTGCGATCTTGTACCAGTCCTCAGCATTCGCGTGCGGCCGGACCCATTCGCGGTCCCCGTCTGCATCGACACGATCTGACTTCCGAATATCGAACCTGTCGATGAGCACACTGTCGAAAGGGGTGCCAGGAAGAACGCCGTGGACCTGCACAGCAAAGCTGTTCTTCTGCACGTCAACGTTGGCAACGAGGAATCGAACGTTGTCTGGAACTTCTCGTTCGGGAAGATGCTCTGCGCGGCTTTTGAGCGTCTCGGGCAGTCGGCCAAGGTCCGACATCGACTTAGGGTAGTAGGGTTCACCCAGGTCGTTGTTGTAGAACTTCTTGAGCGCCTCTTCCGAGCCTGTGCGGTCGTACTCGTCGCTGGCGTCGAGATACATCGCAACGAGGCTGCGCCAGTTGGTGAAAGCGGCGGCAACACCGTTGAGCCAGAAAGACGCAATGCGCGTACGTGGCGCCGGCCCGATGATCTGCCCGCTTTCATCGACAGCCTGACCATCCTTGACCCACAAGCCCCACTGCTGCATCTCATCACGCTCGTCAGGGTGGATCTTGTAGCTGCAATGCGGGCAAACCATCCGCGTGCTATCGGCAGCTTCGAGGTTGGTCATCCCCGGCTGTCGGTCGTACTCCAGCATCGAGAAGTTACCCTCGAAGTAACGCGAGCAGTCAGGGCAAGGCCAGTACCAACGACGACGATCACCACGGTTGTAAAGAGCCAAGATCCCCTTGCACGGCGGGGCCTCATGGGGTGATGTTCGAATCCACTTGAGGTTGTCCACCTCACGAGAAGGTGACGACTCGGCAACGGTCATGGCGTACGAGCCGAAGGTCGTGGTCCGCTTCGAGGCCAAGTCGAAGGGTTCACCGTCACCATCGACGTCATCGTCCATGCGATCACGGTCAGTCAAGATCACACGCGGAATCGGCTTACCCGCCAGTTCAGTTGGCGTTGGCCAGGACAGCGAGAGCATCATGCCCGTGCGGTAGTGCTTGTCGAACGTGTTGTCGTTCTCGGCCCCGGGCAGCAGCATCGCGCCAACCTTCTCGCTATGCCGATGCAGACGGTCAATACGCCGCATCGAGAAGTCGCGAGCCGCAAGCATGGTGGGGCACACCACCATGATGTCCATCGGCTCAACCTTGATCGAATAGACCAAGCTGTTGAGCACCAACGAGTCGGTCTTGCCGGATTGAGCAGGGCCGACGAACACCTCACCAATGAAGTCGCGAGACGCAAACGTGTTTGCCGGCTCAACCATGTACGGTGTGGTCTTGTTCAACCACTTACCAACATAGGAGCCTGGGGAGTTGACGTAGCGGTATTCTTCAGCCGCCTTAGCCGGCGACATGCGTTCAGGCGGGCGAAAGATCGTCGCGAGTTCGACGAAGATTTCGCCGATGTGCTTATAGCGACTCATCGTCATCCTCTTCTTCGGCAACCTTGCGCGATTCAGCGACCAGGGCTGCTTCAGCCTCAACTCGGGCTTTCGCCTTTCCGAAACGTTCTTCAACGGACCTGACCAGATCCTTGAGCGTTGCGTCCACGATCTCGGTGATGATCTTGCGCTGCTTCGGAGTGAGTTCTGCTTGGCGGTCCACGGTGTCGCCGAGCAGCTTTAAGGCCATGGCCATCACCTTCATAAGCTCGCCAACGTTCTCAACAACCATCGGTGTCGGCCAGAGGTCTCCCTCCTTGAGCATGAACTCCTGCCGTGCACGCTGGCCCGCCCAAAACTCCTTCGTCAGGTGCTTGGGTAGATCGCTGTGGCTCATCGACTTTATGTAGGTCTCCACGTCTACCTTGGGCTTCACAAGGTACGGAGCCGCATCGGACAGGAGCCATACCTTCGAGCCGTGGCGAACAGTGGATGGGGCCACGCCGTGTAGCTTTTGCTGGACCGCCCGGATGTCCATGTTGAAGGCGAGTCCAAGCTGCGAGAGGTTCAACCCCTCGAAGAGCATCTCCTGGCTGCGGTCATCCAGGCTCTTTTGGTTACGCTTGGTCGATATTTGGCTGACGGGCATGGCTTTCGATCCAGATCAGGAGTTGCTCGGGGTTGAGAAACAGCACAAGCTCGATGTGCCGAACCACCGTCGACTTGAGCGGGCGTTTGCCCGAGCGGTACTGCGAGTAGGTGATGTAAGGCATGCCCAACAACGCAGCAGCGTAGGTCGGCCCGAGCCCGGTTCGGGACTCCAGGGAGACAAGCAGTGGGTTGGGCGCGGTTGTAGGCATATATTCACTGAATATATCCCATATCAGTGAAAACCTATTTGCAAAGAAGAAACGGGTACAGAAGTTTCCCCCTGTACCCGTCCGCACCACTCACATCACTCGACACAACCCCCGCATCGAGCAAGTGAAGTGTACATTACTTTAAAGAGCGAGGTCAAGCTCCCTCAAAGCCTGACGTTCTTTTGCTTTCTTGATCATCTTCTTGAGCATACGGAACAAGAGTTCTTGTGCGTCCCGTTTGTTGATCAATTGCTTGTAGACGTACTCGTCAAGGGTTCCCTTGGCGATCAGGGGTTGCACGAGAACAGGATTCTTCTGCCCTTGACGTGCCAAACGACCAATGAGTTGCAAGAAGAGTTCAAGCGACCAAGGTAGATCGAAGAAGATGAGGTTATGGCCACCCTTCTGCATGTTCAAGCCGTGGCCACCTGACTGAGGGTGAATGAAGAGCATCGGGATCTTGCGTGCGTTCCAGTCCTTGATGCACCGCCCCTCCTTGTCCATGGCGACACCCTTGGGGAACGCCTTCTTCAGTCTGTCAAGAGAGGACTTGAAGTGATAGCCAACAAGCAGCGGCTCACCAGGGCACTCTTCGACGATCTGCCGCAGCATCTCGATCTTGTGATCGTGCAACTGATGAACGCGCTTGACCTTGCGTACGTCCTCGGACTCCCAATCACCAAGCTCGAAGGTTTCGTACAGCACACCCGAGGACATCTGGAGCAGCTTGCCAGATAGCGCAGCGGCGGTTTCAGCATCGATCTCGGTGCCGTCAGGTAGCTTGACGTAGCCCTCTTCCTCCATGCTCTTGTAGAGACGCATCTGTGCCTCTGAGAGGATCACTTCGCGAGGCGCGAGAGTTGGCTCTTCAAGATCGAGGTAGTCCTTCGCCCGCATGACCAAGCAAATGTCCTTGATCTTGTCGAGGATGATCTGTTCGCAGTTCGGTCGGATCTTGTACTTGCGAGAGTAGGCGTTGTATGTGAAGAACTCGTTCCTGAACTTGGTGATGTGCTTGCCGAAACGCTCACCGGCATCGAGCAAGTAGATTTGGGCAAACAGGTGCTCATAGGTCTCTGCTGCCGGTGTTGCCGTGAGCAGATGCATCCGAGTGATCAAACCAGGGGTCTTGCGAACCTTTGCAAGAGCCTTGAACCTGATCGTGGTGTGGTCCTTGAACGCACTGCTCTCGTCGATGAACACCGTTCGATATGGCCACTTCCGCCCATGGAACTGAACAAGCCACTCAACCTCTTCTCGGTTGATGATGTGAACCGAGTTCCCATCCGAAGCCTTGCGAGCCAAGATGTCAGCCTTGGTCTTCGCACGGACAGTTTGAACATACTTCTCGACCTGATTGCCGCCTAAGCCGATGCTTCGAGCCTCGCGTCGAGCGACACGCATTGCCTCGACAAGCTCCGGGTTGTCATCCTCGCAGCGAATGAGGGTGTAGTTCAAAACCGCAGTGTGGTTCCACTTCTTGATCTCGTTCGGCCATGTGTCGGTGGCAACCTTGAGCGGGCCGATCACCAGTACCTTCGGGGTCTCGAAGGCACAAATGAGGTCGACGATGAGCGTCAGCGACGTGACGGTCTTGCCAAGTCCCATATCGCAGAACAACGCAGAGTATGGGTTCTGTTTGAGGAAGTCGTACGCGGTCCCTTGGTAAGGGTGCATCTGATCGCGGTAGAACTCGACCTGAGCGAACTTCTCGGCCAGGAATGCTTGAATGTCAAAGCTCATTGCATCTGCCTCTTGAAGTCTTCGAGGTTGTCCGTCCACCTCACGTCCATGCCGCGCTTGCGCATCTCTCGATGTCGCAGGGCCTGCTTAGGGGTGGGTTCTTCATTCAGCTTCTTGAACTCCCACCAGACGTACACGCCAGCACGCACGAACAGGTCGTCGGGAAGAGAGTCCCGCGTGGGGGAAGTGATCTTGGTGTGCCACCAACCACGGCGCTGCGCAAACTTGATTGCCGGCGCTTCCACGTCGGCCCGCTCACGACTCGTGCGCTCAAAGAAACTGCCCATCACAGATCATCCTCGTCAACACACTTGACGCACTTCGAGCAAAGGCGCATACCCATCGGCACGCCGTCCGGGTACTCGACCCAACGATCACGGAAGTTCGCAAGCTCCTTGCCGCACAGTGCTGTGCCATCGGGCAGCTTCACACGGTGGATCGTCTTCTGATCGGGAGCCCGACCAAACATCACACCTGTGCGACCGGCCAAGTCCGGGTCACCTTCGCCGGCACCGATGTCAGAAAGGATTGCGTAAGCCTCGCGCACGTACCAGTCGTAGTCGATGTCGTCGGGAAACTCTTCCGGCAGAACCATCGCCGGCTTTGCACCTTCTGACGATGGAACCTTGTTCCCGTTCTTCTCGTAGCGCAAAGGCTCATCCGACTCTGTGCTTTGATACCACCGCACAACCTTGCCGATGAACTGACCTCGCAGTACAGCGCCACCGGCCACGCGACGAACGACGACGAACTTCCGAAAGTCATCGCAATCCTCAATCGTGGTCTCGATGGGTGTGCCGTTCTTGAGGTACTCGATGACCGCGATGGAACAGATTTCCGCATCGGGGTTCTGCTTCTGACCGGCGGCGCCGGAGAGTCCAGGGCCGCGTTCACCGTAGGCGCCCTTGCGCTTGGACTTGATCTTGACCTGACCTGTGGCCTTGTCCTTCTCTTCGTAGAGCGCGATGTAGCTGTTGACGTCGCGAGAGTAGAGGGCCTTGTATCGAACTTCCTCCGTGCCGTAGCCGGTGTCGACCTCCCAATCGTGGCAGATCCAGAAGAACCGATCTTCGAGGTGCTTGGGAACCTTGCTGACGATGCCGTCGGTGTTGGCCGAGATCACAGTGATTCCGGCAAGCACAAGCCGTTCGATCAGCATGAAGATTGCAAGCTGACCTGTGACGGTGGTCTGGATCAGCAGGTTGGGCGCGTAGAGGATCGACGTACCTTGACCCAATTTGCCGAAGGTGCCGTTCAGAACAATCTTCAGCGTCTCTGCGGTGTTCTTGTCCCCTGCGTCTTTCGCAGTGACCCGCCGAACGAGAATGCCCTCGTACACCTTCGGGAAGTAAATTCCAAGCTGCTTGGGAAAAAGGCCTGTGTTCAGGATCGTGCGCGGGTAGTAACTCGTCACGTCACGGTCACGAAGAGAGAAGGTGCCGTCATCGACGTAACAGACCCGCTTCTCCGTCGAGTGTAAACCGCCAATGCCGAAGGTATAGGTCTGGATGTCCAGGCTGATCTTCTTGGACTTGATCTCGGGTGGCTCGTAGACCTTGCCGTCATGGCCAATGGTGAACTTCGCGTTGCAAACAGTGTCGAATAGCTCCTGCAACACGGGGGTCTGGAACTTGATGAACGGCGGGGGCGTGTAACGGAACTTCCCCGGCGTGATCTGCGGCTTGGGAACCTTGTTCCCGCTTTGGCGCTCGACCTCAGCACGGATGACTGCCTCGGCGATCTGCGCATCAGACCGCGAGCGAAGATCAATGCCATACTCATCCGACATCAAAGCGCGAAGATCAACCTGAGTTCTCAGGTCTTTGAGCATATCGATGGTCACGTCAAGATCGTTGACGTGGTAGGTGCGAACCTGCTCAATCTCTTCGGAAGTAAGTTCTGCCGTGACGTCCACGGGCATCTCTTGAATCTTGCGTGTGTGCAGCCGACCACCGTAGAGCTTGAGGCTTGGCCACTCCTTGTTCCCCTTGTCGCTCAGGTTGTTGTTCGGCGAGCCAGGGGAAACATTCATCAGGTCGACGTGATCGACGAAGACAGGAGGCTTGTTGATCGCGAAACGCTCGTAGGTCTTGAAGTAGATCAGCCGCTCTTGGATGATGGTGTCGCAGACGTTCTTCAACTCAGAGCAACTGAAGCCGTCCATCGCGGCCATGAGGATCGGCATGTCGAAGCTGATGCTGTTGAAGCCGTAGATGCGGAAGCTGCGCATCACCTTGGCGATGCCAGCACGATCCAAGGTGCCACCGGGGAACAACTCAAACCGCTTCCAGCGGCAGGTCTCCACGCATTTGAACGCGACAGCGAAGTAGTTCCAAAAGACCTCTAGGTCGAAGACTGCTTCCTTGCGCTTGAGTGAGTAGTGTTGCTTGGGCATTTTGGTGGTTGGCCCCCGCACCGTTTAAGCAGCAAGCGGGAATCGAACCGAGTGCGAGCCAGGAATCCAACCGGGCCAACCACCAAAAGACCCGAGCCCCGTAGGGCTCGTTTCGATCAGGACGGCTTGCGCAGTTGCGAAGCACGGACCTTGACGATGTTCGGCAACTTCTTGTCGCCAATGTTCACGCCGACCCAGGTGCCCTTGCCGGTCTCTTCGACACTGGCCACGGTGCCCTTGGCGATCTCGCCGTTGCGGCGGGTGATCTCGACTTTCTTGCCCTCTTTGGCGAGGGATGCTTGTTGCACGCTCATGGTTTTCTCCTGTTGAGCAGTTGTTGAAGGCCCCACGGGATGTGGAGCCTGCTGGGAATCAGAGGTCGTCGTCGCCGTCGTCCATGCCGTCGTCTTCGTCGCTCGCGGTGTCGCCCCAGGCGCCGTCGTCATCGATTCGGCCCGAGCCAAAAGGTGTGTCGTCCTTGTAGAACATGACGCCAACGAGGTTCGCCGACACACGCTTGGGGAACTTCTTCGTCGAACTGCGGGCGGTGCCGTTGAAGAACCACGGGCGGATCAGCAGGCTCACCCAGCAGCCACCGTAGAAGGTGTCATCGATCTTCTGGATGTCGTCCATGACCTGACCCTTGCGGTCACGCACCTTGGGCCGTTTCTTCGAGTCGGCAGCACTGAGCAGGGTGTGGCCATGCATGGCTTCGTCTTCCGAGTCGTCGCCGTTCTTCAGATACCACTTGTCGGCCGGCACCTTCGCATCGTTGTCCTTCTGAAGCTGCAAGATGTGCTGCTTCATGGCGTCCTTGATCTCGGTGTGCGTGGCCTTGGGCAGCATGCCGACGATGCGCCAGTTGCTGCGCTCGCTGCCATCCTCGCCCTCGTCTTTCGACGGGGTGCCCACGAAGGGGTAGGAAGCGCGAATCTTGTCGACGCGGAAGTACACCTCCCCCTTCGCGTCCTTCATCATCGCGCCGTTCTTGTATTCCTTGACAATGGTCAGTTGGCTCATGATCTACCTTTCAATCGGTTTCTTCGGTTTCGTCATCGTCAAAGGCGACAAATGCGCCATCGGTGACATCTTTGATCTCGTCACGCCGATCACTCAGCGGAACGAGGGTGGGCTTGCCTGGAGGTTTCTCAACCAACGGGCCAAGCAGTTGGGGAAGATCCTTGTGCCGGTGTCCAGCTTTGCGAAGCAACTTCTCCGCTTCTGCTGGGCTGACCAGGGTTTCAACCACAACATCTTTGACGTCGCAACCAAGCTCGACGAGCGCGTTGATCGCAACATTCTTGTTCTTGAAGGCGCGGAACGAGCGGCCATGGACCAGCTTCATGCCGGGGATCTTCTCCTGCATGGTGATTGCACGTCGCATCAGTTCCTTGTCGAGTGATTTCCAGAACGACTCGCTGAATCGTTGGTACTGCTTGAGCGCAACCATCTGTTCGATGCTGAGCGTCATCACGCTGATCGGCCGATCCAAAAGGCCGGCGTCCAACGTTTCCTTGAACTGCGCAATGTCTTCTTCGTCGTACTCGCGGATACTTGCAAACGCCTCGGTCACAAGGTCGTTCTCCATCTTCGCGGCGGCAGCACAGGACGACTTGACCTTGCACCAGCGGCACTGCTTGTGACCTGGGGTGCGGGGTGCGTCGTGCGTCCATGCGAGGTGCATGCGTTCTTTAGCCCATGCCGCAAACTCCAACAGTCGCGAACGGCTGCACACCCACTCATCGAAGTGACCAAGGCGGGGTTGGGAGATGCGAATGACGAACTCTTTGAAGCCGTAGAGCCAGTCCCACTGCCGGTACAGCCCATAGGCGTACAGCATGAGTTGGGTGTTCTCTTCGGCCATGATCTCTTCGCTCTTGCCGTACTTCTCGTCTTGCACGTAGGCCCGGTGAAGCATCATTGCTCCAAAGTCCAGCGTGCCACCTTGCTTCTTGATCGGTGTGAGGTCGGAGTAATCAACACGAACCTCGACTATGTGATCTCCGGGGAGAAGTGCAGACCAATCAACGGACTCCTGCACATAGTCGAGCATCGTTTCGTCGATCTCGATGAAGAACCCCCAATCGCCAGCTTCGACAAACTTGCGTTTACCGAGGAACTTAACCGGCTTGTGGCCGGTCTTTCGCCACAACTCACCCATGGCGTGAGCCACGGTGCCGTATGCAGCGTCCTCGCCAGCGTCGTCAGGCGCAAGGAGATTGGGGATCAAAGAGCCGGCGCAGTTGAGGAACATCGCCGAACCTGAAGCTCCGAAGATCGAGTGTCCCGATCCATCACGGATGCTTTCAAGCTGCTTCAGGTCAATGCGATGTTCACTCATTGTCGCCCACCGGCCAGGGGTCAGATGCCGTCGTCTTCGCCGTTGTCGCCGTTCTCGGCTTCGGCTTCGGTCAGCTTTTCTTCGCAAGCCTTGATCACAGCGGCGTACTTGTCCTCGGGGATGTCGTCCATCTTCTTGACGCCGCCGGTTTCGTTGATGATGCCCTTGGCTGCGGGCACACCCAGGGTGTCCTTGACCTTGGTCAGGGCAGCTTGCATCTGCTCCTGGGTGACCTTGGGCTTGCTGGCGGTCTTGGCGGCAGGCTTGCTGGTTTCAGCCTTGGTGGTCTTGGCGGTCGACGTGGAGGTTTCGGCGCTGCCGCCGTTAAGCCACGCGATGGCTTCGGATTCGGTGTCGAAGGTTTTCGAAACGGTGATGCTCATGATGTTTTCCTTTTGCCCATGGATGATGAAAGCCCGTGCTGTGGGCAGCAGCACAGGATGTGGAAGCAAAGGGGTGCGTCAGTCGGCGCGGAACGACGTGACAAAGGGGGTGTGATCGGGGGCGGTCCAGCCTTCAGGCTTCATGACCTTGCCGTTGGCATCGCGCAGCACCACACCGTTGGGGAACTTCGCGAGGTTGCGTTGAGCAACGTGCTCGAAGGCCGTTTGGGTGCTGAACTTCCCTTTGGTGGCGAAGTGGGCTGCACCGACAGAGACCCAAGCGAGGTCGATGTCGCCGTCGAGCATCTCGGGCAGATCCGCGAGGCCAATAGCACCGAGGTGCATGCCACCCTTGAAACGCGTGGAGAACAGCTTCATCAGCGTCACCAGTTCCGTCAAGTGCATGCGATCCGAGTGGTTGGGCTCACCGGCAGCGATGATTTCCATCTTCTCGGCAAGCTCTTCAAGCTGCATGCCGGTGTAGAAGCCGTAGGTCTTGAGGTCACCCTGACCTTTGTACTGGCCGCTGATCTCCATGAAGCGGCGAACGCTTGCGATGAAGTCGAAGGGAGTGTTGGCGTTGGCGCCAATGGTGGTGCTCATGGTGTTCTCCTAGAACGGGTTCAACGATTTCGCGGTTTCGACTCGATGATCGAGTGAGGCGTACTTTTCCACATTTGGTTGAGACTGTCAACAAGTTCGCGTACACTTTTTCGCAACAACACAGGAGATCCTATGACTGTGCGATTCCCAAAATGGGTAGACGCCCACAAAGACGAAGAGCAGCGTGCGTCGGCACGCCTGCGTTACTTGATCAACAGAGCCGCAATCGAAGCCACGGGAAGGCAGAGTGTACGAGGTCTTTGCGAGCAGATCGAAATGGATCACTCGTCGCTGTCCTTTGCCATTCGCCGGGGCTACTTCACGGAGAGCATGGCTAAGGCCATCGAGGGCGCAGTTGGTCGCTCCATCGTGAAGTCCGAGTACCTGATTGAACCTTTGAAGATCAAGGCCAGCGCATGAGTGAGTTCAACAACCCCGGCGATTACCTCGCTCAGCATGGCGAGACACTGATCGACAACGGCTACAGCATCGTCCCTATCCAACGAGGCAAAAAGGCCCCAGGTTTCGACGGCTGGCAGAAGTCTCGCTCGACCAAGGCTCAACTCAACGAGTGGCTCGAATACGGGCACAAGAACTCAGGCGTTGGCATCATCACCAAGCACACGCCGGCCATAGACATCGACGTGCTTGATGACGACGTGGTCAAGAAGCTGTCGGCTTGGATCGAGACGAACCTGAGCGACGAAGCGCCCGTGCGCATCGGCAAGGCGCCTAAGCGTCTGTTCATGTTCCGGTGCGATGAGCCCTTCCGCAAGATCACGTCGTCGAAGTACGTCGATGAATGGGGCCAGGAGCACAAGATCGAGGTGTTGGGGGACGGCCAGCAGTTCGTCGCCTACCACATCCACCCTGAGACGAAGAAGCCGTACTTCTGGCCGAACTTCGACGGTCCGCTGGAGACCCAGGCGCACACGCTGCCGGTGCTGACCCCTGAGAAGGCAGCAGAGTTCATCGCCTACTTCGACGAACTGGCCGAAGAAGAGGGCTGGACAGTGGCCAAGAAGGCTCGCAGCGCGATGAGCGGCTCTGCGAAGATTTCCGACAACCCCTGGCTTGAAGACACCGACGCCATCGACATCACGGTTGATGAACTGCGCTCACGTCTGCTGCTCGTGCACGGTGCCGAGGATTATGAGACTTGGGTGCAGGTGGGCATGGCCCTCTTCCACCAGTTCGACGGCGAAGACGAAGGTCGTGAGTTGTGGCACGAGTGGTCTGAGACCGCCGACAACTACGACGGTGATGCGCTGGATCGTCGCTGGAAAGACTTCAACATCCAGGGTAAAAAGCGGGCGCCACTGACCGCACGATACATCTTGCGCTTGGCCAAGGAAGCTGTCGAGAACACGACTGCCGAGTTGACCATCAAGTTGCGTGACGCATTCCTCGAAGCCAAGGATCTTGGTGCTTGGGCAAAGGCTCAGCAGTTGGTGCGTGAAGCTGAGATCGACGGTTTGTCGCGATCAGCACTTGCCGTGATTGCCAAGGAAAGGCGAGACGCGATCACCGGCACCAAGACCTCGTTGGTCGAGATCAAGAAGGCGCTGGCCTACTCGCCCAAGAAGCAGGAGAAAACGCCCAAGTGGTGTGCAAGCTGGGTGTACGACACCAGCGATGACCGCTTCTTCAACACCGACAACAAGATCGCGACGACGCAGCAGGGCTTCAACGCGATGTACGACCGCAATGCCTTGACCAAGAAGGACGCCTTGGAGGGTCGCACGGTGCCATCGTCCAACGCGTCGTCGCTGGCATTGAACATCTACAAGATCCACACGGTCGGCGGCAGGCGCTATATGCCTGGGCGTGACCCGATCTTCCACGAGCCCGATGGCGTGTTCGCCAACACCTACGCCGAGCACGAGATCCCCGAACGGCCCGAAAAAATGCTGCCCAAGGACAAGCGAGCCATCGAGCGTGTGCGGGCGCACATCGCACACCTTCTCGAAGACCCGCGTGAGCAACGCATGCTGCTCGACTGGCTGTCCTGGGTTGTGCAGAACCCCGGCAAGCACGCGAACTACGCGATCCTGCTGCAAGGTGTTCAAGGTGACGGCAAGACGTTCTTCGCCGAGATGCTGCGGGCCATCATGGGCGTGAGCAACGTGACCATGCTCAACGCACAGATCCTGCACAACGACTTCACCGACTGGTGTGCTGGCCAGTGTGTTGCCTGCGTCGAGGAAGTGCGCCTGATCAACGACAAGAACAAGTACGAGGTGATCAACCGCATCAAGCCTTACATCACCAACACGGTGATCGAGGTGCACCCCAAGGGCAAGGCTGTCTACAACTGCATCAACACGACCAACTACCTGCTGTTCACCAACTACAAGGACGCGCTGCCGCTCGATGACACAGACCGGCGCTATCTCATCCTCTTCTCGCGCTGGCAGAAGAGGGATGACATCAAGGCGTTCAAGTCGGCCAATAGGGACTACTACGCCAAGCTCTACCAGTGCATCGACGAATGCGCCGGGGCTTTGCGGGCGTGGCTTCTCGATCATGAGCAAAGCGACGAGTTCGACCCGATGGGGGACGCACCTGAGACGAAGGCCCGCCGCCAGATGATCGACCGCTCCAAGCCTGAGTTCATTCAGATCCTCAGCGAGATCATCGCCGAGAACGAGGTGCCGGAGGTGTCTTACGAAGTGGTGGACTTGAGCATCTTGATGGAAGCAGCGATGGCCCGTGGCGCGGCGATCCCACAGAAGAAGGCCCTCAGCTTCATGATGGAACGAGAGGGTTACGAGTTGCTTGCGCGGGTCCGAATTAGCTCGGATGAGCGCAGCCGCATCTACGTTCGTGACCCCTCGCGATTCGAACACAGCCCCGGTGCGATGATCCGTGAGTGGTTCAAGAAAAGGCGTGAAGAGTGTGAATCACTCTAAAAATGTTCTTTAGATGCCGCCTTCGGGCGGCTTTTTCGTTTCTTGATTTCAGGCTCAGAACTAACTTCTCTAAAAATCGGTTTTGCGACGACCAAGATCGCCGCCGATTGTAAAGAAAAATTTAAGGGTTTTCCCGTACGTTTGTCCCGTTGGTCCCATAAATACCCTGTTTTGACTATGCGCTACGTGAAAGTTCATCAAACAATACCTACACATAAGGGTAAAAATGGGGTGTTTACGGGACCAACGGGACAAGCCCGGTTTTTCGGACAGACCGACCGTCGACGAGCTTTGGCCGAGCAAACGGTGTAAACGGCGATCTCTCACCCCGGCCCAAACCAATTTAGGAATTGCCACAGCACTTTTAAAGCTCACGCCGTGGAAATTTGGTACGTGGAGGTGGGCAGGCTCGCCAAGATCATTTAAAACAGCCCTGGCGCTTCGACCCACTGACGGGGCTCCTGTTCTAGATTTCAGGTTAAACCTCGTGTGTGCGTGAGCACGCCTACACGCGTGTGCGGGCAAACGGGGTTGCCTGGAACTGACTTCGCGATCCGCGTCGAGCCGTCGCACGGATCATGGGGATGGGGGTCGATGTATTCAGTGAATATATGACCTCCTAGGGGACTCAGAAAAATTTGTGCGCGTCGCGGCTCAGCGCACC